ACATAGGAACCGGTCAGCAGCTTGCTGATGAAGTCTCTCGACTGCCCTACATCCAACCCATCGTAGGTGTAGGAGCCGGTCAGCAGCTTGCTGATGAAGTCTCTCGACTGCCCAACGTCCAGCCCATCATAGACGTAGGACCCGGTCAACAGCTTGCTGAGATAGTCTCTCAGCTGCCCGACGTCCAGACCGTCGTAGACGTATGAGCCGGCCAAAGGTTTGATCGATGGGCTGAAGGCTGTACCACCCCACGAGACAGGGACAAAATTGTAGTTGATCGCGGTGCTGGCGCTATGCCCGTTAATCCAATTCGTATGATTAGCGGATCCAGTTCCGAAGTCACACGTCCACAAATCCGGGATTTCGTTATCCGACAGCGATGTCCCTGTGTTCTGAAATATATTACGAATGTCTATGGATTTGTTTAAGAATCTAGTACCTTGCTCCCCGTCGTAATAAAATATATTTTTTGTCACCCGCAGGTCGTTGGAATTTATAAATGCTTGTAAGGCGGAATCAAGATCAACTTGGTTTCTAAGCAGCCCGTCCGGCATATCTCCATACAAATCGGTACCGTAGAACGCGTAGTTGATGTTAGTGATATCAGGGCAGTAATCTAAAAAACCCTCGGGGATCTCGCCTGTCACTCCGCTCCCAAGAAAAATACCGCCTATGGTCGTTAAGTCAGCGCAGCTATCTAGCCAGCCCGCCGGGATAGATGACGCTAAATTCGGAGTGCTTCTGAACGCCCCGCCTAAACTTGTCAAACCATCGCTGATTATGTAGCCTGAGCCGAGCGACGCCAAATTTGTGCAGCCGTACCACCCACCGTCTAGATACTGCCAACCATCAAAATCGAGAGCATCCCCCCAGTACACGATACCCGTCCATTGGAGCCTGCTCGAATGCGTGTTGTTGACGGACCATGCGGGAAAGCTGCCCATGATCTCTACTACATGGTCCCCCGTCGAAGCGTAAAGGTGAGTTATATCTGGGTCGTCATAGGCGGTTATCGTGCTCTGGTTACCGTCACCCCAGTATACGATGGCGTCGTAAGTGTACCCGGAGACTGTCGGAAGGGTGACGGTCTCGCCCGGCGTCGTTGTCGTGCACTGTATGCGAAACCCCGCCATTGATGCCCCTAGGCGGCGTCCGTATCTATGTCGGTATAGGTCTCCTGAGTGTCCCCAGGAGACATTGATTCGTTATGTTCCCGGACCCTGTCCTTGAAAAATGTCCGGATTCCGGCCATCAGGTTTCCGGCGCCTCTGAGCCTGGCGTCAACGACCGCTCGCTGTGATGTGCTGGCGTAGAATATTTTTTCCATCTCCCAGAAGCCCCACACCTCTGAGCCGTCATCCGGAACCCCGTCTTGATTGGAATCCGCTTGCACGCGTACCCGAAGTTGGAACACGTCGCACGGCGACCCGGTCGTCGGGGGCCCGGCAAACTGCGCCAGGACATCGTCAACCGAGACCACTACGGGCGCCAGTCTGCTCTTTTCCGTCGTCCGTCGTATTTGGGTGCAAAATATCATATCGCGACCTCCTTGGGACTTACGGCGTCTGAGCCAGGGATATCAACGTCTCCCCAGCGAGTTCGAGCGTGTTATGCTCCCCGTCTTCCAGGGTGACCGCGGTACCGATGTCCCAGTACCCAATGAGGTTCTTGCTCGCAGCGGTATCGTTGTAGGCCACCGGGTAACGGAAGGGTCCGATGCTCCCGCCGGACGCCGTTTGAACGATGTCCGATGTAATCACCATGGTGAAAACACCGCCTGTCTGGGTAGCCGACGTAACCGTGACAGCATCCCCGCCAGCCGTGTACCCATTACCGGCAGCTATCTCCGTGATGTCCGTGAGTACGGCATCCGTCGCCGCATTCGGCGCGACGTTGCTCAACGCAATCTTGACCGTGTCGGTGCTGAGGGCGTGGAGACCTTTTCCGAAGGAATCCTCGACGAAACAATGAAACCCAACATATGTCCTGTCAGCCATGTGACTGTCCTTTCAAAGCCGTATCCTTCACGGCTGAATCTCCCTGATGAAAACTTCCCCGAACCCGGCCTGTGTATACCAGGAGCCGAGCTTAACGACTCGATAGTCGATGCCGCCATACGACAAGACATCGTTGACCCGGAGCCTGGTAGATGTCCAAGTTTTCAGATGCGTGTAGACCCGGTCCCCTTCAACCGGGTACTGCCCTTCTTCTCCTGGGCCCCGCTGCGGCTCGACAATCGAAATCGTAACCGGGGTGACGGTCGCCGGAACCCACAAGCCATCCACATAGGCACCGGTTGGCCGCGTGTAAGACGCCGCCACCGTGGGTATCCAGGATAGCATGCTCATGTGGAGCGCTCCAACTCACTCTGGATTGATTGCCGAAGGAGACCGGTGTCAATCAGCGGCTTGTCCTTGTTGCCCTTGTCCGCGTCTGTCGATTTCTGTCGGATTGTCGCCGGGGCGTTCGGCGGGAAGTCGTTTGTGTCAATCGTGTTCCGGATGTCGGAGGCCGCCCGGATGCCGACCAGCTGTAAAGCCCTACCCATGTTCGCTTGATGCACGAGGCCCGCTTTCAGCGCATCAAGCAATGCCTGCCTGTAGTACCCATTCTCGCGGAGCGTGGTCCTCAAAAACGGCCGCGCCGGGATGGTCTCCGTACCGAACTCATTCCACGCTGCAATCGCCGCCACAGTCTGGCCGCCGTCTGCACTCGGATGCTCCCCGGTGCCGCGAAGGACGCCAACTTTGACGTGGGAGCCCTTCATACGCCTCAAAAGGTCATCGACCTTCTTGAAGTCGTGCTTTGTTGAAACATCAAGTGAAAAGGTCATGTGGCACCCGCGGTCCGCCTTGGTGGATTCTGCGAAGTTCCAGATATCGGCAGCCGTATGCCGTCGACCGGTAATCAGATTCCAACCCCGAGCCGCCGGTTGCGTACTGGGCGAACTCAACCTCAAGGTCCCCGGCCTTCCATCGCTTAAGTTGACCGGATACCGCGGCCGGGCCGAGAGGGCTCCCGGACTTTGGCACAGTTCGCTCCAAGAGGTGGGCGGTCAGATACAGGAGGCCAGTATCGTAGTCAGAGCCCCACGTGGCCTCGAGTATCGTAGCCGCAGCCTCGGCGATGCACGCATTAGCCACAGCGTCAGAAAGAGAGTCAAAAGCGCCCGGGAACCGGGCCTTGAGCTGGGCGGCCGTAATCACGGTCTACAGTTCGACACCGGTTTCGGTGTCCGGGGTCGCGTGGTCCTGGCCTTCGGTCAGAACGGAGCCAAGTCGCTTCTTGACGAAGCGGGTTTTCTTCGCAGCCGACCAAAGTTTCTTGTCGACGCGATTCGGCTCGTTAGGGAACAGGACGATAGCGTGGTCCAGCCCTTGCCTGACTTCAAGGATGCGATTTGAGTTGTTATTCACCAAGATGTCCATCTTTCAAAAACCTTTCTCAACAGCCGATTTAGCTGTGCGCGGCCTCCGCCTGGTAGAAGTGCAGCGGCTCTTTGACGTGCAACGGCGCAAAGGTCGTCGCGAAGGGTTGCTCGACCGACATGCCGCGGTTGTCCGGAGCCTGGCGCTCGGCGTCCATCGACAGCGGGACACAGATGCTGTCGCGGTCCTGGAAAGCCCCGAACGTGATGTAGTCGCCGGCGCCGCCGTCCGTCTCGCCATGAATCGGGCTCTCGATAAAGCCGCCGAACCGCGGGTCAGTCTGTTGAAGCACCTGCTCGACGGTTTGATTGGTGACCGTGTTGGCGATGGTCGTCGTCCCGAGCCTGTAGATCTCCGGCGAGCACATCGCATAAATCATCAGGCCGCGGAACTTTTGGCTCGACTTGTTTGCGGTAATCATCGCAGTGATGATCCCCTTGACGTCGTCGACCATGTTTTGTCCGGTGGTCGTGGGATAAGAATCCCAGTCCCCGGTCGTCAGGTCGCCTTGAGTGATGTTTGGATGGTCGATGAGACCCGCGTACCCGGAGGCCGTCTCGCCGATGAAGAACAGGTCCTCAAGGTCATTATCGAACGCCTGGAAAACCCGAGCGGCCTTCATCGCCTCGACAGAAACACCTGCGTAATCGGCGGCCAGCATCTCGAGCGCATCGAGGGTGAACGAAATCGTCCGTGTTTTAAAGGTGATCGAAACCTGTTTGGCCCCGATCGCCACGTTGGGGTGCTTCCCGTCGTACCGATACCACGCCGACATACCGGCACCCGAGTATATCGTGTAGACCTTCGTCCGGGCTCCGCGCGGCATATCCCGGTCGATCGGAAACACTTCGCGCCAGATAACCCTGGTCGTCGCCTCGATGATGCCCTGGGAGACCGCGTACTCGAGCGATTTTTCCATCAGCCCCGCGGGGATGGCGTCCGCAAACACGGCATCCGTAATCCCGGCGCTCGCCACGCGGAGATCTCTGTCGATAGACTGCCTTTGGTCCTCGAGCCAAGCTTTTGCGTCCTCGAGCTCTTGCCACTGGGCGTCCGTGAGTTTTTTCTTGAAAATCATTGCCCTTCTCCTTACGCCGAGTAGGCCGTGCAACCGAACGAGTCGGCGTCAACGGTCACCAAGGCAATCCCGGCCCCCGTCATTGTGGTTTCCAGAGTGACCCCTGTCACATCGGATTCGCCCGCCTGGGAGGCCGCGCCCAGTTGCAGGACACCGGTTGCATCCGTCACACTGATGGCCGTGCTTCCTGCGGACCCGCTTCCGGTACCCGCTGCCAGGTAAACCGGCATCTGCCCGCTGCGAAGGACCGGACACGCTTCCGTGACCTTGTAAACCGGCAGGTTGGTCGCTTCGCTGCCAATAGCGCCGGACACGTCGCCCGAGCGGCATGTAATCCCGAGGGGGACCGTGCTCACGCCGACAACAACCTGTGTTTGGGGATTGGTTCCCCGGGATACGATGACACCGACACCGATACCGGCCGTCGTTTCAACGACCTTCTTGTCGTCGATGAACGCGGACTGCGGCTCGAGTACGGCGCCTACCGCCATGGTCGCCATGCGTGCGACCGAAGTCTGAAATGCTCCATAAGCCATCTGTAGCCTCCTATCGGACCAACGTCTTCAGACGGTTGAACGTCGGCGCCTGGTCTTGGGCGTGCGCTTGGAGCGTTCTGCGTGCTCCGATACGGACGCTGGAAATGCTGGAAACACGAGGGGTCTCACGAACCTGGATACCGTCGAAGATTCCGGCGACCCGGTCGTCGCTCATCGAATCGTTGATTTCGAGGTCCGGCCGCTGGGCGCTGATACCGGCAACCATGATGCTGCGCACGGTATCGGCATCCTGGACCTTGAATCCCGGGGCCATCTTGAGGGTTCTCTCGAGGACGGTCTCCCGGGTTTTCATGTCTTCGAGCGCCTGCTTGACGCCCTCGTCGACCCGCTTCTGGATGTCTTCGTCACTGAGCTGAGACCCCTTAAGCCCCTCGACTTCGCCAGCCAGCCGGTCATTTTCTTTCTTGAGCCGGTCGTTTTCGGCCCGTGCATCCTCAAGCTGTTGCTTGACTTTGCCGTGCTCGACCGCATCAACGACGTCTGTGCTTTTATCCGCCATTTGTATGTCTCCTAGGGTTGCGGTCCCCGCGCGCCCGGCCGGAACCATAGCCGCGTGGTTACCTACGTTTTTGGTTTGTCTGATGTCGTACGGCTCCCCGGATGGCGTCCGCCCGGGTCGAAGGTCCAAGACCGATGTGTAACCCATGGACAGCTGCCGCATCCCGGCTTTATAAGCCGCGATGCCATCCTTGTGCATGATCCTGACATTAGTCCGGGCATTATGGCCAGCTTGGACGACCGGGGCCTCGACGATACCGCGGAAATCCCTGTGGATGGTCTCCGCAGATACCCCGCCTTTCGGATGCCTGACCGTAAGAGGTATCAACTCAAACGTCTTGAGCGATTCCTCGTCAAAGATGTCTTTCGGGTCCCGGTACACGCGATAGATAGCATTATCCGGCACCCGGTCCTCGATGGGCACGCCCATCCGCCGCAACTCATAAGCCCCGTAGTTGTAGATTCCGTCGCGAAACAGCGTCGCGCCAACAATCAAATATCCTTCGGGTGTCGTTACGACGGTCATAGTTCCACTATTTACGGACTGGGTATAAAAATCAAGGTGAGACCCGGTTAAATTTCAGGCGGCAAACAGCCGGGCAGTCTCGAGGACCGGGTCCGCAACACAACGACATTGGATGTCTTCCCCCGGGTGCCCGACGTCCGGCGGGCTCGACCACTCTTGTAACGTGTTTGACAGCGCGGCGTGCGTCGGTCTTACCGCTCCGTCGCCGACGGTCCGCCATCTGTATTGGGTGATACCGACGTCCTGCTGCCGGACTTTCGACAGCCCGGAAAACAACTTCCCTGTCTGGTCGCGGGCGATGAGCTTTGCCCGCCACTCCGGGTACCCGGAAGCCTCCTCAAGGATGTACTTCCGGAGAGAGAAGTCGTCCCGGCCCTCGGAGATACCCTTCATGATTTCTTTACCAAGTCTGGCCGACATTTCTTGGGAAAGCGTTGTAATCAGGCCAACGGACCGGTCGACCCCAAGCTGAACCTCGGCCGCCGATTGACCGTCCGACAGAAGATCGGCGACCGATGTCCCGATAGCTTGATTCATCGCACGGAGGAAAAGACGCTTGTGGCTCTCGTTATTTTTATCGTAGTTGGCTTTCAGCCGCTCAGACAGCGCCGTCAACCCGGAGTACCGGTTGTACATCCGGGCACACAGCGACTGGATGTCTCGCTGCGCGAAATCCATAAACCCGGAGTCCGTCACCTGAATCTCGCGAAACACGGCCTCCGCCGCCCGCCGCCACAGGTCAAGTTGGTGGCCGACAAGCAGGGCTTCCACGCGCATGTCGGCCACCGCGGGCACGGATACGCCCCTCGGCCGCTTATTCCGTCGGAACGCCGCTTCCAGTTTTTCGTAGTTCAGCGCCATCGGGATCACCTTGGTTTCCTGGGTCCTGGTTTCCGGTTTCCGGCAGCGGAACCCGAGGGCCTGAGCCGTCGGCACCGTCGCGCTTGAGCAAATAGTCGGCGAAGGCCTGATCGACGGTCAGCGGGCTGTTACCCTGCCCCGCGAGATAGTCGGCCGCATGCCCAGCAATAATAGCCCCCTGGCCCATAAGCAAGTCGACGGCCTCCGCGAAAAGTTTGAAGGTCTCCATCTTCTCCTTTTGGGACACCTCGCCCAAGGCAACCCAGTTCGACCGGAACCCATCCGGCACGCGCCCGTAAACCGAGCGGCAAAGGAGCTTGTCGAAGTACCTCAGCGGCTTGTCAAAGCGGCTCCGTTGCTCCCCGGCGACCATCGCCTCGTAATCCAGGGCATTGACCTGCGATGAGGTATTGAGCCCGGATGCCAGGGCGCCGTAAAGCCGGGTCATCGGGATGTCGACGATGGACGCGATTCTGTTTGCGTGGCGCTCGAGTACCGGGGCAAGATTTGCAATGGCTGTCGAGGACCCGGAATTGTAGTACTCTTCGTTGTCTTGGTCGTGCAGTGCAACATTATTTGTGGCCTTGAGCAGCTTATACAACTGGTACCGGCGCTCAAAAGCGGCCTGTTTCTCACCACCATCGAGATACATATCCAAGCTCTTGACGCCAATGTGGTCGACGTAAGCCTCATGGACGAGTGACGCTATCTCCGCTGCAATCGTCTCCTCGTTCAGCAAAGCCCGGTAGACGCGCTCAAAGATGGAAGCCCCCCAACCCTGCTCTCGGATTCGCTCGTGGTACGGCAGTTTTCGGCCGAAGAATACAAGCACCCGTGACGGATGCCAGCGCTGACCATCAGTCAAGTCGGTGTAATCTTGATGGCCGCCGGACCGGCAGTCAACATCAACAGCCAACGTATGTCGGTCGCGAATTATGAGGCCGGATACCGGCTTGTTCGGGCTCACGGAATCCGGGTTCAGCTCCAACGATGGATCATCACCCTCGATTTCGATCAACCCCGCGGCCCCACCGTAGAGCCTGGCCCACCGCATCCCGTCGACAAAGGCCTCGTTGGTATCGAGGTCGTCTTCAAGGTCGTTGAACGGCTGCGTGTCCTCGCCCGGGATTACGACCTCCCGCCATTTGCGCCCAGCATCCTCGGCCACGCAGTCGACAATCTTCCCGCCGATGCCGCCGAACCGGTAAATCGTCGACAAGGATTCTTGGCTCAGCAGCAGGCGAGCGAAAAACGAGTGCATCGCCTTGTCGCGGTCCGTCCCGAGGTTTGACACAAAGTTGGTCAACGAATCATTGAGGTATCCGGGACCCGGCATATCAGCCCCCAATCTGCCCGATCATAATGAGCATCTGGGTAAACAGTGCGTCAAGCCTCGGCTCCCCGGGAGCCGGGGGACTCGTCATCAGGGTGTCCGGAATCCGGGCCATATCGTATTTGCGAGCCTGGAACGGCACCCGCTGTTCGAGCAAAGCTTTCCACTTCTTCTCACCGGCCTCCCGGGCTTCTGCGTTGAAGTCTGGATCGTCTTTGTCCGGCGGGCTCAAGAAAACTTTCACGTCAGGGTCCTCTTGTAGCTCGGCGACCGGCTTCAGCGCCCGCTCAACCCGGAACAGATTCTCAGCCGTGCCCGCGTTTACCGGGAGATTACCTTTCCCGGCGCATTTTTTCCAGATCTCGCGAAGCATCAGCAGGGTGCCGATGGTCATCGTCGGTATTTCTTTTTTCACATGGCCTCCTCTAAACGATATTCATACAATCCGGGAGCCAAGGTTTCCGGCCGTCCCGGGTAAAGGTTGACACTTTAGCGTGCTCGCTATGCTGTACGATGGATTCCGGCTGTCCGTAGGCCTTTACGCGGTATGGCAGCTCAGGCCAATTGGGACGCTCCCAGCTGCCACGCGCCGCCGACTCAAAGCACCTGAGCGGAACTTGATGGTCCGCTTGGTAGTACTGCGTCGGCATCATCGCCTGCAAGGCCAACAACGCCGCTGACCGTGATAGGACATAGGCAGCCAGCGTCCGGAACCCGCGAACTTGCCCGTCGGGGTACAACGACAACCGGCTCCCAGGATGCTGCGCCCCGATCAAGTAATAAAAGTCGCAATCGTCCGGGACTTCGATCTCCGATAGGTCGCCTACTGGCTCTGTATCATCTTCGACGATAATGCCCCACGGGTCGCTAGTATCCAAAAAATCAAGCCACACGGACATGTGAGATAAATTGCAAGCATACGTGGTCGGAAACATTTCAAAATAGCGGGATGTCGGGTCAATGTCTTCCGGAATCCTGCCCCAGTTTGGCCTGCCATCAGCGTCGTAGGTCCCGTCCGACCACGCCAGTCCGTCGACAGCTGGAACCCGTATGACATCCGGACCGAACGTCTTTTGCACGTGTGCCCAGCGGTCCTTTGACCGGTCGAGATTTATACACCATATCTTTGGGTTCCGGATTATCATCTTAACTCGATTTGTAATACGCTGTTTGCATTACGATTGCCGATTTGATGACCATTTCATGAATCAAATCCGTGGTACAGGTTCCGGTGACGGTCACCGTAACCCGAACAGCACCGTCCGGGTCAGCCGGGTTATGCGTGAATGCTACCGAAGTTGTCCAAGAATCGCCGTCTGAGCCCCCGCGATTTACAACTACCGTCGAATTATTCTCCCAGCCGAAAAAGCCCCCGTTGCGCCAAAGGAGCGCAGTACCCGTACGAGCATACAGCCCGTTTTTACTGGCGTCCGTGCCGACAGAAGACGTCATGACGTCAAACTCAATCAAAACAGCCCGGCTATCGGGTATCGAAAACGAGTAGTCCGCGGTATCCGAAAATGTGGTGTGCAAAACGCACGGGCCACCACCGGATTGGTCCCCGACGAGCACAAGGCCATCCACACCCATCGCGGACCCTGGGTCCGAATCGTATTGGTCCAGGGCGTAATGCCTGGCGCCCTCCCAGATAGTAGACACATAGTTTCCGCGAGCCGTGGCATAGTCATGGGCAATGTCGATATGTTGGCCAAGTGCCGAGACAAAGTTGCTCGAATCGATGTCTATAACAGTACCGATTGCGGACCCGAAGTCAGCATCGACCGTGAGGTTCGTACCCAAGCAAAGCAACGCATCCGCCTGGGCGCCGGTGTGCCCGGTACCCTGCCCTATATCGAGCACGCTTCCTGCGATAAGGGACCTATCGGCATCTACAGTCCCGGATCCCAGGACAGCCAAATAGTTTGGCGATCCATTCAGCTCCAGATTGGCACCGAGGGCGAATATTTTGTCTACCTCGCCATCAAGCGTCACGTTATCACCGCCAAAAATCTGGTACCAATTTATCGTCATGACGTGCGTCGGGTCGACGTCCGGGTCCTCGGATATGGTCAAATCAACGTCGTCGAACTGCAAGCTGCTCGATTGCTCGATGCCGCCCGAGAATCCGCCCAAAAGAACCTGGTCTTCCTCGAGACCGGCCACCGCACCCGATGCAGCCGCTGCCGCGATGAGCGCGAACAGGGAGACCTCCCCGCCGCCCAGCGTCTCCATGGCATCCCATTCGCCCGAGTCATCCGCGAGCTTGACCCCGGAGGCCGCCCACGTACTCCCGGACCTTGTCGGGCTGTCAATCCTGGCGTTTGTGTGCAGATAAAACCCCTGGCCTACTCCTATAGTCGGTGCAATAACACCGGCACCCAGCGCCGTAGCCCCCGGGAAGGCGACATTGAGCGTGAGTTGAGTTGTAGATGGATCGTATTTCAAGCTGCTCGACTGCGCGACAGTCCCGTCGGTGTCCCCAAACAGGACTTGGTCTTCCTCGAGACCAAACAGGCCGCTGCTGAGCGTATTCAGGGCGCCGATTATCGAAACATGGCCACCGAAGGCCGCGTATAGCGCGGACCATTCAGAGGCGCCCGCGGACACGTCGATGCCGTCCTGGGTCCAGGTACCCTGGCCCGCGCGAAAGCTGTCATCCAGCCGCAGGCGGCCGGTGCCCCGGAGATCCTGCTGAAAATAGACGTCGCCCGTGAACTGCCTGGCGATGCCCGCCGAATTGAGCATGTACTGCGTGTGGTCGTCCTCCGATAGCCCGGAGTGCGAGCTGTGCGCATGCGTCGGCCAAACTCGGCCTCCGATTAACGTCTCGAGTCGCGGAATCCCGTTGATATTTACGCTAATAAACTGTTTGATATTCGACATGCCATTTGGATTGTCGCAGGTCAGCCCGAAAAAAGTCAAGTTTGGCCCGCAGAATGTCGTTTCCCGGTTGACGTCACCACCTATGGGTGTTAACTTAGTATTAGGAGCTGACAGGAGGCCAAGGATGAAAAAACGGACGCAAGGAATGCATTGGATTCGGGACGAGAAACGCCTGGCTATCTACCTCCGCGACGGCGTGGCCTGTATCTACTGCCAGGCGTCCGTCGAGCAAGAGACCAAACTGACCTTGGACCACATCAAGCCGTACAGCAAGGGCGGGACCAACGAGGCCGGAAACCTGGTAACCTGCTGCCTGAAATGCAACAGCTCTCGCGGAACGCGGCCTGTGTCGGCCTTTATCGAAGCAGTAGCCGAGTACACCGAACAGGACCCAAAGGAGATAAAGGCCAGAATCCGGCGCCACAGGGGCCGGACAATCAACGTCGCCGAGGCCAAAGAGCTGATGACGGCGAGGAATTAAAAGGAGACTGACATGCAAAAGAAGAAGTCCGCGTGGAAAGAGTACGACGTGACGGTCCGAGCTACCGGATGCACTGTCGTCCGAGTAAAGGCCAGGAACCCGTACGAAGCGATGGAGAAGGCCGAAGACCAGGTGCCGGACATCGACATAGAGCTTGAGGCCGAGCACCCACGCCAAGTTGACGGAAAGAAGTCTTTAACTGTCAGTGACATCTATTGGCTTTACGATTTAGGAGAATGATAATGAACGAGAAACCAAACGAAGTACGGGCCGAATACGAGGTCAAAGTCCGGCTGACCGGAACCCGAACCGTCAGAGTCAAGGCGCGAAGCGCGATAGACGCGGTGGAAGCCGCCCAAAAACCCATCAGAATGGACGACGGCACCATTTTGTTTTGCGAGGCCGAGAGCGGCCGCCGGGTATCGGAAGGAAACTGACATGTGGAAACTCGTGAAAAGAGGAACCTGGGAGCCGGTCTTATCGACCGCAGAAACCCTGACAGGTATCGAGGCCGAGCGGCACCATATGGTCGAAATGCTGAACGAGGCCTTCCCGGGTATCGTCTGCTCGGATGACTTCGAGGTCATCCAAACCGACAAACCAAGCCTCGAGGAACAAAAATCCGTCGTGCTGTCAAAAATGCACGAAGTTGCCTTGGCGATGGACTCCGGAGACCAGGACACCGTACGCGCAATGAGAACTGAGCTGCACTCCGCTTTGGCTGGGTACCGGGAGCTGGGAGCCAGCGACGAAGACATCGTCAATCTTTGCTCGGGGTACATCGACCGGTATGGATGGCGCCGTTAAACGAAGAAAGGAAAACCAATATGCACGCCTACAACAAATCAAAAACTGAAGAGTCTCTCAGCCAACAAATCCAGAGAGCTGCTCTCTACAAAATCTTACGGCGTAGATACGACGAAAAAACGGTGGCCGAAAAGTTAGGCGTTACGCTTATCGACGCAAAAGCCCTGCTAAAACTCGAAGATTGGCCGCTCCGCACAGCTATACGAGTCGCCGAAGCGCTGGGCCTAAGGATACAAATCAAATTCTTCTGACGGCAATGTTAAACCAAGTCAAATATACTCTTCCCACCCCCGCCGTCCAACAGCACAGAGACCGCGTCAAACATCGGGTCAAGCTGGTCGTCATGGTCGTGCGAATCGTCGCCGGTGAACTCGTTCATCTCATCGATAAACTTCGGAACCCAATGGGCGTTTTCCGGGATCCAGATTCTGCCTGTCGATAGCGGGATGACCGCATCGAAGGCCCTAGAGACCTTGTCCCGCGACCGCTTGACGCCGTCTATCCGGTGCGCCCCCCAAATCCGTCGAAGAAACTGAACGAGGCCCGTGCCGCTCGAAGCGTCCTCCACATGCACCGTCCGCCAGCCGTAGTGTCGCGGCTTCCGATCCGCGTACCGGTTGAGAAACCCCTCAGACAGGCGGATGAGCTCCGGCATCTCCCAGCGCCCGCGAAGCTGGTCGAGAAGGTAGATGTTGCCATCTTCCCCGAGGCCCCACAGCTGCAGCACCGTGTAGTCGTGCTGAGTCTGGGTCTTGCTCGCCGTGTCAGCGAAGATGTCGAGACGCTTGATCTTGATGATCTCCCCGTCTCTCTTTACCCGAGGATGGGGCCAGCTATCCACATCAAAAGATTCAAACCGCTTGAGCCAGAATGTCTGCAGTATCTTCCCGCCGGTATCCGATGGATTTTGCATTTGCTGGGCTGCCCGGATTTCGGGAGCCGCTTCCAAGAGTTCGAGGTCCCGGGTCTCGTCGTACTTCTCAGGCCAAATGTATCCGTCCGGCAGATTTAACTTCACTGGCCGGCCGAACCGCCAGTCTTTTGTGTACCGACGGTCAGCCTTTTCCTGGTCGTCCGGGTCTATCTTCGCCGGAATCCGGACGTGTAACCATTTGCACCCGCCGCCGCCGCTCAGCAAGAACCCCGACAAATCCGAGTTTGAGATACGCTGGGCCTCAACGATAATCGGAGTCCGGGGGCTGTTGACCCGGTTCGAGATGGTATGGACATAGCGCTCATTAAACGCCGACATAGTTACCGCCGATTTATAATCGTCCGGCTTTACGGGGTCACTAATGATGATGCCACCGGAAAACGTGTACCGACCTTTATCGTCCAAATCGTCCAGGTCCCCGGCTTCAAAGCCCGTAATCTGGCCCCCGGATGACGCAACCCGGAGGGAACCGCCTTCAGTCGTCCACCAAAGCCCTTTGGCCTCCTGGTCAGGTGAAAACTCGACCGCCGGGAACAGATACCTGAACTCCGGGAGCTTGAGCGTTTGGCGGATGGCAAGCGACTGGGACGCGATGAGCGTATCCGAATACGAAATCTCCAGCCACCGGCACGCCGGGCGCCGGATGAAGTGCCACGCTACCCATAGAATCGTGATAGACTCCGATTTGCCCATCCTCGGCGGCGCGTTGAGGATAACCCGGTTCTCGAGGCCAAGGTCGACAAGATGCAAGGTCGCCGCGATTATCTTATGTATCGGCGTCCATCGGTACCGAGCCCGTCGCCGGAGCCAGAAGGCATACGAGACGAACAGCGTAAACGATTGTCTAAGAAGCTCCGCGAAAACCGCGACGTCCTCGGGAGGCATCTCTTTGAGGTCTGCTATCCCGGGAAATCGGCTGGACATGACCCTAAATATCGGGCTGCGAAAGATTCAGCGTCCTCGAGAGACATGAAAACAAACGGCCGGGCGATAGCGTCCCCCGAGTTCAGGACGCCCTGCAACCCGAATATCAACCTTTGGACTTTCTCCAACGAAGACACGCACTTCGACCAGCTGCCGCCGGTAGCAGCCGCTTGCAGGGCCTCCAACACCCGGCCTCGCTCGCGCCTCAGGATTTCAAGGGCCTCCGAATCCGAGATGGCGTCGGGCGGCTTATCGAGTGCCGGATACGCGGAGTTATTCTCGTGCCGCAGCTTCTCGATTTCAGCTTGTAACTTCCCCTTCTCAAGGTCCTCTTTGGTAGAATACTCAAGGTCAGCTGAGCCTGGGAGTTGTATACCGTCGTACGACATCAGTATTATTGTAAAACTCAGGGCCGAAACCGTCAATAAAAGCAAATCGATGTCGTTTTCCGGTTGCAGTCACCACCTATAGGTGTTAATTTAATATCAGGAGATGACGAAAGGAAGACAAAATGAAATTTTACATCTACGAAATAGGGACAAAAGAAGTAGTAGAAATCGTGGAGGTCGAAGACGGCAGCGAGTGCCCGACAGACGGCCTTGAGTACGACTGGGACGAATACGCCGGTACTTACACCCCGGCGTTCGGGACCGTAGACGGATTGATCCTGTAGCCTGAAGAAAGGAAACCAAAATGATAAGGCACAAAACCGTAGAGATAAGGGCAAAGGCCTTCGAGGACAAAGGGGTCCAAAAACACGAGGTATCCGTGGTGGAAAGCGTTGTCGACAACCCAAATTGGGATGGCCGGAGAAGAAGCCAGCAAAAAATGCTGAAAGTAACTGTCGGGGTCCGGGACCCGAAGACCGGGGACTACACCTACAACCACGACCTTTGCCCGGCAGCCATCCGCCGAGCAGTAAAGCTCGCGATGCCGTGGAGAGTACACATCGAGCCAGAAGGAGTAATCAAGCGACGCTTCTTCGCGGAGAGAGATGCCCAGGCTTACGCGTCCAGGTTCGGGGAGGCTGGGTCCTGGTACAAAGAAGGAGGCAGAAATGACAAAGATGAATAGCATCAAAAAAAAGATGGACAACGAAGACAGCCGCCGTTTTTGGGATTCATTCCCGCGTCCGGAAACCAACGAGATAAAGATTGCGCTACCTTCAATAGGTGAATCATGGTGGGAAGCTGAGAAGGAGTTATCTCCAAGTCTTTTATCTCTTAAATAACCGGTGACCAAGCGTGGATGCATCATCGGAGTGGCACAATCTGTGTCAAACGACGGCACAACGGTTGCCAGAATCCGGTAGCCCAGCAGCCAAAAGGGGGACCAAATGCCAAGAACAAAAGAATCGCCGACACAATACTCGATGTACTATGAAGACCAACTCGTGGAAGGTAGCGTTCAACTCGGAGGTGACGAACCGTCGCTTTTCGCGCCAACCCACGTAATGAGCCGTGAAGAAATACAGAGCTGGGAGGCCGGGCACACGAAAGCCAAGGCCAAAGTCAAGCTCCAAAGGGAGCTGTGCGCCATCGTCCTCAACGCCCACGATGCCGGGATACTCCCGATGACCGACAGCGAGATAGCCGTCGTCCGGGCCATGGAGAAGTCGAACAAGCCGCTCAAGGACACCCACCTCGCCGTGCTCCGGGCGCTGGTCGAACGAGCCAAATGAAGTGCTGCGCCTGGTGAAAGAACGCCTAAAAAAAGGAATAAAAAATGAAAATATACCAGACAAAAAAAACACGCGAAGTATTGAGCCGGATCGAAGCGATTTCTGAGGTGGGATGGAACGAAGGGCAGCGGCCGACGGAATATTTGGATGACGATTATGAATATTTAGGAATATCAGAGGATCCATATATTGATAGTGATTGGGAATTGAATGCCAAGTCTTTGTTTTCAGCTAACTTGGAAGAAGAGTGGATCCAGTGTACCGCTGAGGAATTCGTCGGTCACTGCGCTAGGCTTCTTCCAATATGTCTTGCCCAGGAAGGAGGTGTACTGCACCGGTTAGATTTCGAGGTAGAGGCTTAAGGCAGATGTTATCTTATTAATAGGAGATGACGAAAGGAAGACAGATGGAAAAAGATATTTTTAAAAGAGCAACTGGTAAAGAAATTGAGTACTCGAAGACCGGTGACGGGTTCAAACTCGGGAATTATATGCTTACGGCCGGGGATGCCCGTAGAATCGAGGCCGGATTCAGATCGAACGGAGTGTGCGCCAGGGTCCGACCTGGTAGGTTTTCCACCGTATGGGTTAAACCCGAAGACAGATGCAAGCTCAACTGAACCCACCGTCATCTGGCAGCCGCAACCCTACATCCAGAGCCCGGAATCCAAAATAAAATCAGCAACCTCCCCTAAAGTGTCTCGAAAACTAGACACCTAGATATATCAAAGTCTGATGTAATTTTTTCTGGAATACCGTCATATGTGTGCTTTTTACAAGACAGCCGGATTTTTCAGGGTCGGTATTACCTTTTTGCGTAGAAATATCGGAATCCGATATGTGACAAAATGTCAAAGTTTGACAAAATGTCACTATTTCGTCACCCGATAAGTCGCGTTTTTGCGATTTTCGGCGGCACAACTTGTGCCATTCTGTGCCCGGCATTGTGCCACTTGTATCGGGTACCCGATTGGACCGACCATGGACCGACCCCAGCCCGAGGGGGGGTCGGTCATGACGATGCCTTTGATTCCGGGAACTTGCACGATATGGACCGACGGACCGACCTAAAGTCGTGTTGGACTGAATATTTTTTACTGTTTTTCGCTAGTTCTATAAATACTGTAATAATTCCGTTATTTGTGTAATAGGGGTCTAGAATAAACTTTTAGGGTTTTAGTCGGTCCGTTAAAATAAGTACAGAATAAGTACCCGGAATCCCAAGTAAATCTCTGACCGACGGGGGGTCGGTCCAGGGGTCGGTCCGGGGTCGGTCCATAGCCTACGTCTGCGACAATTTTGTACTTTTCACCCAGGATTCCGGCCTCCAAGTGCACGGGGTGAAAAAGCACCGGGGAGGTGTGATTTTAGGGTTGCGGGCACCACCTATAGGTGTTATCCTGTTATCAGGAGCTGACGAAAGGGAAACACGAGATGACACTTGAAAGACGTTGGATGTACTCGGCGGGCGACTATCGTGTTGAATACGCCGTGGGCAAGTACCACCTCCTTTGGTTCCCGATGGGGCCGGCGAGACCGCACCTACGCCCGTGGTTTGTCGTAGGGTCCTACAAAACCCTCGGGTACGCTATTCGAACCGTGTGGAGGCGTATGGAAATCGATATGCGAAATCCAGACTTTTACCCAAGCTTGTCCGAACAGGAGAAAAAAGCGATAGATTACCTTCGGTGGTACTTCAAAGACTTCCACTCGGATGCGTGAAAGGAAACCCGATGGCCTATTTAAAACGAAAGCCCGGGTCCTATGCGACGGGTGGGATCGTTAATCCTTGGAGTCCGGAAGGGGCTGCCCAGCGTCTGCGAGAACGTGACGCAAAAGCCGGCATGGCTAAGGTAAGTCCTTTTACCGGCCGCGTAGTGCATTGCTGCCGGGCGTCTTCGCTTCAAGCAGCCGATTGTAGCGGGCCTGATTTAATACCCCCGGATTTCCGCGGATGCGACTTAGGATTTGTAAACTTCCAGGGTGCCGATCTACGCGGTGTCGGATTCCGGCACACCGATTTCCAGCGGGCCTGTTTTCAGGCAGCTAACGCTAAGTATTCTACCTTCTGGGACTGCGATTTCCGGCATGCCGACTTTTCACGCGCCGACTTTCGGGCAGCCATTCTTAGTGCGTCCAGGTTTGAAGGGGCTGAATTCTGCGAGTCTAATTTTAAGGCGTCTGATTTGATGTGCTCGGACTTCCGCGAGGCTATCATTCGCAACTCTGATTTCCGGGAGTCCCAGCTGTGGGGGGCTGATTTTCGAGGTTCGGATATTCGGAGATCCGATTTCCGGGGAGCTGACCTGAGGTACGCCAAGTTTAATGGGTCTTCGATAGCGCAGGTAAGCTTTCAGGGCGCTCTACTCGCTGGCACCGACATTAATTTCGGCGAAGCGTAAAATAAGACCTTGACCCCACCACCCGTAGGTGTTAACTTAGTATCAGGAGCTGACGAAAGGGAAACACAATGACGACATTTAGACCGAGACACGGCGGCGCGCTTCACAAAGCACTCAACGATACGCACCTGATGACGGGCACCCAGAAGCTTGAGGCTGAGCGGGAAATGGCCCGGCTCGAATGCGACCGGAAACAGGCGGCCGTGGACAGATTGCAGATGCTTTCCGACGCCGAGAGAACATCTCTCAGGCTGTCCGTGGAAATCCTGCGGCTACGGACCATCGAGGCCGTCGAACGCGGGGAATTCTCCTACTTCCAGAATTCGAGGTGGTAACCATGTCACGAACAGAGGAGATTCGAGACCGGATCCTGAATCCCTTCATCACAAACGTTGCGCGGGCGGCTTTGCTCAGGCAGTACGCTTGCATGACGTACCCCCGGATGATTTGCCAGAGTTGGAACAAGGCGCACGACACCATGGTTCTCTACGAGAAAGTCGCCCAAGAGCTTGAAGATGACATGCGGGGTTATCCGCCGGGGTATGGGAGCCTTTATGTGACGAGGATTTCAGGTGACGAAGAATGGTTTCTGGCATTCAAGTAGGAGGTCTTGGGATGGGATACATCGACATAAAAATGCTGGCCCCGGCTTTCACGTTGCCAAGGCAGACTATTCCGCGGGAGTATGACATGCGTTACTACGTGGACAAGGGCATCGTATCGATCAAAAACCCGGAGACCGGCGAATATACCTTCAATCACAATCTACCACAGCGCTCCGTCAGACGGGCGCGGAAGATTGCACTCCCTTGGCGGGTGGAGGTTGCAATTTGGTCAAGACTGCGAGAAAGGTACGCCTCGAGAGAAGAGGCCAAGGAGGTCGCGGAAGCGCGCGGCGGTTGCTACTACAAGGAGGACTGAACCATGGGATGCTCGAGAAAAGAAGCCGAGGAGTTGGTCGCCAAGATCAACCGCAAATCTCTCCAACACCGGCTGATTATGGCCAAGATTTTGCTGGATGAAGGTCGGTACGGTCTCGCCAGGGCTTTCATCGACGCGGTATCCTCCGAGATACTGGTCTACGAGACCTCCGGTGAGATCATGTCCGAGGGCGGCCGGGAGACGTTTTCTGCGTGCGGGACGAAGGAGGGCAATCCGTGAAAATCACAACAAAACTACTCCGGGAGCTCATTGAGCAACTCGGCGGTGAGGTTGAGCTGACGGTATCCCGTGAGATGAAGTTAAAAGATGGCGCATGGTCATGCGCCGAAAAGTCTCTCTTATGGACCATAAGAGACGTGTCTTCTGACCGCCCCTTGTGGCACAAGTACAACGCCATTTCGCTATCTCTGCTGCATGGGCCCTACGTCGGCAGAGAGGAGAAACTTGAAGAAGCGCTTCGCTCTCGCGGGCACAAAAGCATGCACTGGAACCCGCCAACCGGTCTCCGAGTGTGGAATGATCCAGTATAAGGAGGCCTGGATTTGGACTTTCAAAAAGTTTTCGCCGAAGTTCTAAAACTGGCTCCCGAGATCCGGATTCAGATTGCCGAAAAGCTTATAGCCGAAGGAGCCTATGAGTCTGCCGCTGCTATCCTTGGGCTGCCGCCGATAGACCACGTCTTGATGGACGACGGCAAAGGAAACACGAAAATACTCAACCTTGACGATTGACACCACCACCTGTGGGTGTTAGGTTACTACGAGAAAGGAAAAAATATGAGACTGACACTGACAAACAACTTTCACGGCACCGAGTGCCAAATTACGGTCGACCCGAACGGCCCAAACGCCCTCGGGAAACGCCGTATCGCTCGGATCCAGGACGAATTGTGCGGGGTCGCCGGGTGCACGTGCTCCAACGTCCTGGGTCTCCGGGGACCCCAGAACATAACAGACCAGCCACCGTTTGACTATTATGTCACCGCGGACAGGGATGGGGAGACTATGGTCGTACTATATGTCTACGAGGACGCAAAACGATGAATATAACGGTAAAGATCAACCCGTTTACTGGGCGTGTGGTCTACTGCCAACGCGCCCAGTCGTTGCGAAAGGCCGACCTTAGGGGGGCCGACCTCGTGGGGGCCGACCTCACGGATGCCAAGCTCACGAGGGCCGATCTCACGAGGGCCGACCTCACGGACGCCAAGCTCACGGATGCCAAGCTCACGAGGGCCGACCTCACGAGGGCCGACCTCACGGATGCCGACCTCACGGATGCCGACCTCACGGATGCCAAGCTCACGGATGCCAAGCTCACGGATGCCAAGCTCACGTGGGCTGATCTCACGAGGGCCGATCTCACGAGGGCCGACCTCACGGATGCCAAGCTCACGGATGCCAAGCTCACGTGGGCTGGTCTCACGGATGCCGACCTCACGGATGCCGACCTCACGAGGGCCGACCTCACGGATGCCAAGCTCACGGGGGCTGGTCTCACGGATGCCAATCTCACGGATGCCAATCTCACGTGGGCTGATCTCACGAGGGCCAAGCTCACGGACGCCAAGCTCACGGACGCCAATCTCACGTGGGCTGACCTCACGGATGCCGACCTCACGAGGGCCGACCTCACGGATGCCAAGCTCACGAGGGCCGATCTCACGAGGGCCGACCTCACGGACGCCAAGCTCACGGACGCCGATCTCACGAGGGCCGACCTCACGAGGGCCGACCTCACGTGGGCTGATCTCACGGGGGCTGATCTCACGGATGCCGACCTCACGAGGGCCGAAGGGAATCACTGAAAAATGACCGACGAACACTACGCCGCATCCGACGAGATGCGAAGGCTGGGCATTGAGCCCCCAACGTGGCATCAGGTTGCCAAACTCGCGGAACTGTGGGGGTCACATCCAGATGTCGACGTCCGGGTCATCCGCATCCCGCACCAGGGAGGCCAGAACTGGGGGGCGCGCTGCGGCCGAGAAGGACTGTGCCATCTTATCGGCCGCAGTAGCCTGAAGAATTACGAGATTTGGGCGCTGTTGCCCGGGTGCCCGGGATACGAGGAGGCCGGACGATGAAAACCGTGACATTGAAGCTGCTGAATGAGACCGACGACCCGAAGTCATTCGGCGGAATCTTTATAGACAGAAATGGCGGCAGCCAACTTTGGCAGTTCGGCAGCAAATACGCAAACCGGCAGCGTTTTTTAGAGGTTGTAGACGGCCAGCCAAAACTGTCGATAGAATGGAACGCTGATTTAGGGGGTTGGAGCTCTGCATACGATTACCAGACCTTTGTACCTGTTGACGCGGGTGAAACCCTCGACACGGCGGAGACTGCGGACGGGTTGGAGGAGGATGAGTTCCTTGACGCCTACAGACGTGGCTTCGCCAAGGCGGACGACCTGCAGAGCAGAGAGGCCCCGCTGAAGCGGCTGCTTGACGAGGTTAAAGAGGCTCTCGGAAGCCGTATCTACATTGACCGGAACAAGGGTCCGTTAGGTGTTTACTACGGATTGGCACTTGACGCGCCGCATTCCGATAGACGGGCCAAAATTGACACATCCCCGAACGGATACACTCTGACTTATATGCAATCGATAAGAATCTGCACGACGGCGGCCGACCTCCGGGTGGCTATTTTGGAGATGCTTGAAGACCCGGAGATGCATCGGCAGCCCGCGACAAAAACTTGACACCCGGAACCCGGCAGCCTATACTCAAGTAGTCAGACCTTCCTTTTCGTCGGACCTCTTAGCCGCCCTTGGGACATTTGTTATTCTGGGGGCGGCAACCTTTACCTTGACAGATACTCAAAAGCCGATTAAAAAGAAAGTGCTTGTGTTTCACGGTTTTCGGCCCCTGGGGATGTATTACCGGCATCCCCAGGGGCCATTTTTTGTTAGTAGTCCAGCGCTATGCCGCGCTCTTCCGCGCTGACCGGCTCTAATTTTTCGTAGAATTCTTTTGGTGGTTTGTACGCCGAAATCCGGCGGCCGTAGGAGTAAACCCGCTCGCGTTCCCAGCCCAATTCTTTCATCATCGCGCCGAAGTGCTGCTGTGGGGTGCCGAGCAAGCCATTGCGTGGGATGAAGTTTGCGACGTCGTCGAACGTCAAGTATTCCGGGCGCTGGTCTCGGACATACCGGAGTATGGACTCCATGCCCACGAGCTCGATTTCAAACTCAGAGGCATTCCGTGCCCGGGTCTCATCCATCTTTTCCTCGAGCCACCAAGCTTCTCCGCGCTCGTACCGATATTTCGCTTCCGCCCACAGCTGGTCACGGATTCTGCGAACCTCGAGGTAGTAGATGTCTTTGACCATGACAGGCCAGTACCGGCGGCTGCCGGTCGGGTCCCGGAGGATGGAGGCCACGTTTGTCGTCGCTATAAAAATCGAGCGGCGCGGAAGGTCGACGATAAAACGGCCGTACTTCGGGATGAATGAGTCAATCCGGGTGTCGAGGATGTCCTTGAAATACCCCTGGCTGACCTTTGAAAACTGGTCAATCTCTTTGATTTCATGCAACCATTGGCCGTTGTGAATCGCTTTCCGGAGCCGGACGTCATCTTTGAAATCTAGCCCGGCGTCGTGGTACCCTTCGTGCGCGCCGCCGGCGAGCTCGGCGACGACGGACGATTTCCGGGCCCCCTGCCTTCCACACATGACGAGGCAGGTATCCATCTTGCAACCGGGGTCCATCGCCCGGGCTACGGCTCCGATGAGCGTCTTGGCCGCGTATTGCCGGTTGAGCTCGATCGGCTCAGCACCGCAGTAGTCTACCAGCCAATTGTCGATTCGCGCGGTGTTGTCCCACGCTGGTAGGCTCTCGAGGTATTCGACGACGTGGTCGACCTTATTGCTCTTGGATTCCGCGGCCGCGGCCGCCCCGCAGATAGCTTGCCGGGCGCCGGCGCACCCGAGTCTATTCAGCCATTTTGCCAGCTCCCAGGCATCTGTGTCCTCAAAGCTGCGGGGGTACTTGTCCTCTTGATCGGTCGACCATGGCGGAGCTGCCAGTATTTCGGTGGTCGCTTTCCGGACGTTGTAACCCAGCACACCATGCATTTCCGCGCCGTGTAGCATCCTTCCGATGTTTTCCGGGGTCGCCGGGATCTTGTCTTCGGAGTCCAGCGAGATTTGGGAGATCGGTCTATCGGCTCCCGATTTGAGTGCCGATGCGATGGTTGCGGCGACTTCCCCCTTGGCAAGGCCCATCTCTTCACCGACCGACTGAAACTCGTCACGAAGCTCCTCGATGTCTCGGCCGCCGCCCGCCCACTTCCGGGCGAGTACAAACAGCTGCCGGTTGAGGGTCTCATTGCGGTCTCCCTCGGACGCGCCCTTGAGGGCCTTTATCGTGCTGTTTTTCGCTTGGACAAGTGATGCTGCCGGCAGCGATGGAACGATCAGCTTGCCTGTGATGAGTTTAAATAGGATTCCAGGTATCTTCGGTACGGTCTCCCGTGGCCGCAGCTCGCGACCCGGCAGCCATTCATAGTACTTTCCAGTGTCGGGATGTATGGACGGCGGGGCGATGAGGTACCCAAGGCCGCCGCCCCGGACGTCTATCCCAGGCGGCAGGTTCCCCCGCTGGTTTCCATGCGTCTTTGTTGAGGGCAGCCGGAACCACAGATGCCGGCCGCCGCCGCCGGTCCGCGCACACGGAATGTCTTTGCCAATTTTGAACTTCAGCTCATCTTTGACGGTCTTCCATACGGCTTCGTCATCGATGTCAATGACGACCATATCTTCGGGGACGACGATTGCTATATTGCTTTTCGCCTTTTTACCTTGGAATTCTTGGGATACGACCGCGGTATCCGCAGACGCGTAACTTTTCCACTTGAGCCCGCGGGACGGTTTTTTGCCGACGCACCGAAAAACCCGGTAGCCCATTGACGCGTAGTTGTAAGCGTCCCCATCGGCCGCTTTCGGCAGTGAGGCGTCGACGGCCGGGTCGAACGGATTTGAGGGAGTCAGTATGTCAGACATATTACGCCCCCGTTCGCGCTCTCTCGACATCCTTCCTATCGGCCGCCAGCCGGTCGACCTCGGTTTTCGGCCACAGCAGATCCCACTGTGGCTTGATAGGTTTCAGCCCGCCGGGCCCCCCGCCGAAACGACTCCACTGATATAAGGTATGCTTTGACACTTCCAGGACGATAGCGGCTTCGTCAGTCGTGTAATATGATGTCTCCGTCATGATCTGACCTTTCCGACTCCGACAATTCGGCGCCATTGATTTGTATAAATCATTTCGGCGGACGCTGCAATAACAAACGCCGACAAAGATTATTTTCGCCGCAGAGTTGATTTTTGCTTGCGTGTTTAGTACAAATCGCTTAGACTCAATTTGAGGGCTGAGAAAAAGCGAAAGGAACTGACTTTATGGGTTGCGGTATTCATTTATACATTGAAGTTTTAACGGAAAACGGCTGGGAGCTTTATAGTCATCCTTTTATAAGGCAGGACTACGAGCTGTTCGCAAAGATGGCCGGAGTCCGAAACGACGGCGGGATTGAACCGATCTCTTTGCCGAAAGGGCTCCCAGAAGACATCTCTTACATCGTAGGGAAGTCTTCTGTGGATTGGGGGGCCGACGGCCATTCTCACAGCTGGCTCAACTCCGCTGAAATCAAAGAGCTCAGAGAGTGGAACGATGGCGGGCGCGGGGATCCCTATGAAAATCCATTCTCAAAAGACCTACACCACTACATTTTGAGGTGTTATTGCGAAGGTAGCTATTTCGACAGGCCCCAGAACCCCTGGATAAAAGACACCAGATTTGTATTCTGGTTTGACAATTGAGAAGGAGATATATAGATGGCGACAATTGAAATCCGGATAACGGCCGACACGGAGTCGGACAAAGAATTAATCACGGCAGTCGGGGCTGCTTTGACCGGTAACTTGGTTGACGAGGAGTTGTTTGGAAAAATCTACGAGCAACCGGCACCCGAGCAACCGGCACCCGAGCAACCGGCACCCGAGCAGCTGACACCCGAGCAACCGGAACCCGAGCAACCGGCACCCGAGCAACCGGCACCCGAGCAACCGGCACCCGAGCAACCGGCACCCGAGCAACCGGCACCCGAGCAACCGGAACCCGAGCAACCGGCACCCGAGCAACCGGCACCCGAGCAACCGGCGCCCGAGCAACCGGCGCCCGAGCAACCGGCACCCGAGCAACCGGCACCCGAGCAACCGGCACCCGAGCAACCCGAAATAAAGGAGTGCCGGAAGCCGCGCGGGAAGCCGCGGCCGCCGAGGGCAGGCCTTGACGAAAAGCCCGGGGAGTGCGCTCAGTGTCTGTCGGCGGCCGTCAATGATGAAGGCTGGTACTGTGAAGCTCATATGCGAGCGTTGTCCGCAGATAGCACAAAATGCGCTGCTTTCCGCGCCGTTGGCGGCCCAAAATACCCGGTCGCCGAGGAGCCGGTCGCCGAGGAGCCGGTCGCCGAGGAGCCGGTCGCCGAGGAGCCGACACCGACGGAAGACCCGTTCACGCAGCGTCTGCTCCCCCTCGAGGAGGAAGTCAAAGAGGAACAACCCTTCGGCGCTTTCATCCCGGAGCCGGAGACAGTCAAGCCGGTGCCCGCGGACCCGGCGAAAGTCAGGCAGCAATTCGAGCGGGCCATCCTGGCGCTGAAAAACCGGTCGCCGGAGCAACTTGCTTCATTCGCGAAGAAGCACGGGTTGCGGAACTCGCGGGACGTGAAAGATGAAGACCTGACGGCTTTGCTCGAGGAAGTTGAAATTATGCTGGTAGGTGAATGATGGCATTCCAACTCCATTTCTCGCCGTCCGGGTCGTCACAGTGGCTCAACTGCCCGATGGCCGCCTGGCTACAAACGCTGACGGACGAGCGCCGGCCGCCGGAGACCAGGCTTCGATACTCGCAGAAGCTCGTCGGACCGACTCCGCAGTACACGATTGACGGCACGACGGCGCACTCGTACCTCGAGGCGTTGCTGAACGCGCCGTCGAGTTGGGCCGAAGAGATCTCAGACAAGATGAGGGAGTTTGTCTCGTGGGATTTTCCGACCATCCCGGATGAAGAGAAGAAGCTTTTGAACATGGTCGCCGATGACGTTTGGTTCACGAAATCTTTCGGAGGCTACGAGCTGAAGACAGAGCAGAAGGTTGAAATCTCATACGACGGGTACAAGACCGATGGCGGTACAATTGACGTCCTTCTTCTGCGTGGGGATGCCGCGTACATCATCGACTTGAAATGGGGGGAAGGGCAGCCGGTTGAAGTGCGTGAAAACACCCAACTCAGCTGCTATGCTCTTGGCGTCCGGCAGGCATACCCCGAGTTAGAGTGCATCACTTTCGGCATCTACCAGCCGCGCGGGAACGGAGCCGGGCTTACATTCTGGGAGCCGGATTTCGGGTACCTCGACGACTTTGAAGAACGGGCAGCTACTGCCATAGACGAGGCCGCGTGTAGCGTAACTGCAAACGGCTTTGAGAACTCATCGAAAGAGTACAACCCCGGAAAGCATTGCTTTTGGTGCCCGGGTCGCCGAAAGGGTTTGTGCCCGGAGCTGTTGCACCACACGATTATGGCGTCGGTGTCGGACACAGACCCATCGCTCCCGGTATCCGAATACCCGCTTTGGGTGCTTGATTTTGCCGACAACATCCGCGGCACAATAAAAAAGGTGGAAGAGGACGTTGACGCGATGCTGACGAGAGGAATCCGGGTGCCGGGCTGGCGGCTTGAGACCGTCGAGGGGAACTCGTCATGGGAGCATGACGAGGAAGTTGCCCGGGGGCTCGCGGACGCGCTCGGCGGGGAGCCTGGTGACTATATTCGACAGAATCCAAAGCCGATTACACTCACCGACGCCCGGAAGCTTGCGAATAGGAAATCGGTGTCCGTCGAGCATTTGATAACGCACAAGAAGAAAACTGTCAGAGTCCGGAGTTCGGACGATGACTTTGAAGTCCCGGCCTTAGTTGAGCCGGTAGAGTAGGAGATTGAAATGGTAGACATCATGAAATTGGAAGGGATGACGAAAACCGGAAGGGCTGAGGAGGTCAGCGGGAAGAAAGCGACAATCATCACGCCGGTGTTCCGGCTCCGGTTCCCCGTTTTGGTTGAGCCGACGGACTACCAAGACGATGGGAAGTACCGGTACCGGGTCAAGATGCTTTTCAACGGCGAGAAACCTGACGCCCCGGCTTTTGTCGACATGCGGAGTGTTATCGGCGATGCGCTCGCAAAGGTTGCCGCGGCAAATTCCATCAACCTGAAAGCGAGGGGCGGGGAGGCCAATCCTTTCGCGCGAGGCGTGATCGAGGACAAAGATGGCGAGCCCTACGACGGGTTTGAAGAATGGACCCAAAGTGCGACGGCATCCAAGCACCCGTCGAAGGGTCAATCGCACACCGACTCCCGGTTTCGCGTGCAGTGCGTTTCAGGCACCGGGCAGCCGGCCGACCCGTCGATATTCTACGATGGGTGCTACTGCCGGGCCCTCGTAGACATCTACAAAAACCGAAAGAACGCGCTGTCGATCGGCCTCAAGTGGATTCAATTCGTAGCCGACGGCCCGCGACTCGGGGCCAACGACAACACCGCGTATGACGTGCCCGCCGTCCCGGGCGCCGAGGACATGCCTGTCCCGGATTCCGGGGCCGATGCCGACGACCCGAACGGCATCCCGTTCTAGCGTTTCCCGCCTTCAACGCGTCCGTCTCTCTCTCTCTCTCGGGAGGCGGGCGTCCTTGAGGGAAGGAGGCCTGGTATGGCAATGACGGTAAAAGAACTACGAGAGGCGTTGAAGCAATACCCAGATGACATGGAGGTCATTGTTCAAAGTGACTCTGAGGGCAATAGCTATTCGCCGCTGTATTGCGTCGATGGCAACGCGGTGTACATAGCCCGGGAGACCTGGTACGGGGATGTGTTTTCGACGGAATGGACCTTTGAGGAGGCTGAATGCATGGACGAAGAGGAGTGGGACGAAATTCTCAGGATGCCGAGGTCTTTGATTTTGGTTCCGGTGAACTGACTTAAGGGAGGCACAGTCATGAAAGAATTTATCCTGCAGCCAGTAGTCCGATTTGAAAGCGTAACAGATTTTCACGGATACCTGTACCAGCGGACTGTTTACGGCCCGACAGAAGAAAGCATCTGGTTCTCACAATTCCGAAAAGAACGTAATATCGGGCTCCGTAAGGCCGCGAAGATAATCGGGCTGCCGGTATCTGTGCTGTCCAGGCTTGAAGTAGGCGCTGTTATTTTTACGCATGCGACCAGTTTCGAGAACGCAAAAAATGCGCTGAGGTCTCACATCGGAGTGGTATGGCCGTAACGGTAAAAGAATTGCGAGAAGTGTTGATGTACGACCCAGGCAATATTAAACCCGGAGGTACGGACATGCAGAAATACAACGTCAACGAATCGATCCAAAACCAAAAGGAATACTGCGCGACCAAGGGATACTCGCAAGTCGCCCCCCGAGATGGCATCTGTGGTAACTGCGGCCTGCAAATCTACAGCGTGGTGTACCATGAGCCGAATAACTTCCAAAAGTCCTTCGGCATGCAAGGATGGGTCACCGGTGTTTCGACCGAGGAATCCAAAATGTTGGTGATTGGGTGCCCGCACTGCCGACACAGTTTTATACGGTTGGCACCGGCATGATTTTCATTGACTTTGAGGCCCGCTCTTTCGCAAAGCTGTCGCCAAATCAAGTGAGCGTCGGCACGGTCAACTACGTGAGCCACGAGAGCACGCAGCCACTAAGCGCCTGCTATGCCTTTGACGACGGCGGTATCCACCGCTGGGCACCGTGGACCGGGCATGAGTGCTTGGCCGCCCGGGTCGCCCTGCGGAAGGACATCGGTGGCCGGGTTGACTTCTCATGCCCGCCGGACCTCGCGGAGCGGGTGCTTGAGGGTGAGCCGATTTGCGCGCACAACGCAACCTTCGACCGGACTTTCTGGCTTGACTTGCTGACGAAGTGGTACGGCTGGCCGAAGACACCAATCGAACAGTGGGTGTGTTCGTCAGCGACAGCACGATACAACTGCCTGTCGGCCGGCCTGGACGACGTGTGCACGTTTCTCGGGCTCCCGGGCAAGGCGGACAATGCTGCACTGAAAAAGCTGTACGCCCCCAGGCCGCAGTGGATGAATTCCCGGAAGGGAACCCCTTGGAACTTTGACGCCGAGACCTACCAAAATATGGTCGGTTACAATGTCGGCGACGTCCGGGCCATGCGTGCCGCCATGCGGTTGATGTTTCCATTGACGCCATCGGAAAGAGCGTTGTGGCTCGCCGACCAGGAAATCAATCTGACCGGCGTCCCGGTAGACAGGGAGCTGGTTGACGAGGCATCCCGGCGGTCAGACACGTTTAAAGCTGAAATTGCGAAAGAAGTTCAGCGGCTGACCAACGGCGAAATATCGACGCCGAATCAACGCGACAAACTCCTCGCTTGGCTCCGTCGGCATATTGTCATCAAAGACCTCACTGCCGGTGAGATCAAATACTACCTGAGGCACAACGAGCGCGCCCCGAAGCACGTGTTGCGGGTGCTTGAGCTCCGGCAGCTGGGTGGCGGTAACGCCCAGGCCAAATACAAAGCGATTCCGCGGCTGGCGACCGGAGACCGGGTTTACAACTCATTTTACTACTATGGCGGGCATACCGGCCGAGCATCGGCCAAAGGTGTCCAGTACCAGAATGCCGTCCGCCCGAAGCTTGATGCGGACACAGTCGGCCCGCTGATAGATCCTTTTAAGCGTGGGGAGGATATCGACGGGCACGAGCTGAAAGACGTTCTGGACAGCATGGTTCGGTGCTCGGTTGCCGCACTCCCGGGACACGTGCTCGTATCGAACGACTTGTCACAGATAGAGGCCCGCGGGACCATGTGGTTGGCGGGCGAGACTACTGCGCTCGAGCGATTTGCGGCCGGCGTAGACCAGTACAAGATAATGGCGTCCGAAATTTTTATCAAGCCGGTGCCTAAAATAATCAGTTTTGAACGCGGTATTGGAAAGGCGACTTTCTTGGGCTGTGGATTCGGGATGCAAGCGCCCCGATTCCAGGAATCGTTGTATGAGAGGGGCATCGAAGTCCCGCTAGAACTCGCTGAGAAGTCGGTTGCCGCTTTCCGGAAGCTGTTTCCAAAAGTGCCGAAGATGTGGTGGAAGATCGACCAGCTCGTAAAGGACTTATTGAGGACGCGAAAAGACCAGAATTTTAAGGGCAAGGTCTTTTTCAGCCTTATAAAACTTGGACCCCACGATACGATGGCCGTCACCCTTCCGTCCGGGCGGACGTTGTACTACCCAAACATCCGGCTTGAAGAAGCCTACGGGCGAAATGGAACATACGAGCGCATTGCGTACTCCGGGTACCGGAAACAAGTCTGGGTCGATGAAATATTTACGAAGGGCAGCGCCGTCACGGAAAACGTCGTCCAGGCTTTCAGCCGCGACATCCTGATGACCGCGCTTCTTCGGATCCACAGGTGGCTCAAGGAGACAAAGTACGGCGAGCTTGTGATGCATGTCCACGACGAACTGGTAGCTCATGTGCTCGAGCGTTATGCCGAAGTTGTATTGCAACGGATGGCCTGGGAGATGGAGAAGGTATTGCCCTGGGCGAAAGGAATCCCGCTGGCCTCCGAGGGCTGGATTGGAAAATTTTACCGGAAGGAATAGTCGGTACAGAAAGGCTTAATATGGAAGATCTAAAAACAGTGAAGTGTAGCGATTGCAAGCACCTGAGGTTCGATGCTTTCACGGGGGTGGTGCATAGATGCGCCGCAAGAAGGTTCACGGTGTACGGCCAGCCGAGCCCGCTTATCATCTTCATCCCGTCGAAGCCAAGAGTCTGCGACAGCTTTGAGGAGAAGCAACCGGCGATACGATAAAAATTTTACCGGAAGGAATAGCCGGTACAGAAAGGTTTAAAATGGAAGATCTAAAAACAGTGAAGTGTAGCGATTGCAAGCACCTGAGGTTCGACGCTTTCACGGGGGCGCTGTTGCCCGGGTGCGCCGTGAAAAAGGTTAGTGGTCTTTACGGTGATCCACCGAGCCCGCTTATCATCTTAAACCCGTCGAAGCCAAGAGTCTGCAGTGAATTTGAGGAGGAGCAGCCGGTAGCACAAGAAAAATAACGACCGTGAATAAAATATGTTTGCGTCGACACCTATAGGTGGTACACTAAATTGGAAGGAAGGTGAAGTCATGCGTGAAACTTTTGAGCAGCTGATAAATCGTCTGTCCAGGTATGAGGGTCTCTATTGGATGAATAGCGAGACGTGCCCGGACAAAGAAACAGCGACCAAAGCTGTCCGTGATTATATTCGGACTTCTGAAAGCTGCATCCCGGACTTTTGGCGCAGTAATTCCGCGAATTGTGCGCTGAAAGAAATTCTGGACTTTGACTGTGGAGTTACTCCCGTCGACGAGGCCGAGGATTTCCACGGTGTGCCTGAGGGTGTGTGGTATGGGCAGAAAGCCCCAGGTGTGGACATCCAGTGCCGATGTTCGGTGGATTATCTCTTTGACGTCGACTGGGGAGATGCCAAAGAGATAACCTCAGACTTTGCGAGGGCTAAAGAGATATTTTCACGGCCGGATGAAACTCCAAGTCTGCGTTGGCAGCCGACCGAGCAAGACTACCGGGAGTGCTGTGGGGTGTGGGTTGGTTGTGATGGTATACCATGGAAGTGTATTCCGGATGACCTTCGCAACTTACAAAGCCGAGATCATTTCGACCGTATTTATGAGGACGGTGTCAGGATCGAGCCGATGCCCGAGCAATGCGTCCCAAAGGCGGAGCCGAAGAAAGAGTCATACCAAATCAAATATCCTTTGTTGACCGGGATACTTGAATGATTGAAATGGCACTCATTCTACTGGCCGCCGTGCTTGCGGTTGAATGGACGCTTTGGAAGTTGAAAGGAAGGTGACATTATGACAAAGCCAAAGTGGGTTGATTTAAAAAACTGCCCATTCTGCGGCAGCGCGGCACAGCAGCCGAAGGACCTGAATTACTCATACGGAGGCTTTCGGCATGGGAGACCGGACTGGGTTATTAGATGTCCATCTTGGTGCTGTGTTACCCACGGGCGGACAAAGAAAGAATGCGTGGACCTTTGGAATACTCGGTCAGATAAACCGGATGACATCAAAGTGTCGGGGAGACCTTAAAATGACACTCAGAATCGTTCTGTTTCTGCTATCTGGATGGCTCGCAAACCCGGCGACCAAGCACGCCGTAGACATCGCCAGGGACTTCGACCGCTACGGCGCCCAGTACGGTGTCGACCCGGTATTGCTCGCAGTCATGGCCTATCAAGAGTCTTCGATGCGGACGGATCGCGTCGGGAAGCTCGGGGAGGTTGGTATGTTCCAGGTTCACGGGCGCTCGAAGATGGCATGCAAGGCCGCCGGTATCCAGCCGCTCGGCGTCGAGTGCGGCGCGTTTCTCATCGATATGAGCCGCCGATATTGCGGGTCGATGAAGCGCGGGCTGCATCGGTACATGTCCGGCGACTGCCGGGGTACGCCAAGAGCTCGCCGGAAGACGGCGGCCAGGCTCCGGAAGGTCGAGAGACTGAAAGCGAGGTTCAGATGAGAGTCCTTTGGATTTCGCCTGTCATGCGGATTTCGGAAACCGATGTCAATGGCGCGATAAAACCGGATTTAGAATCGCTAAAACGCGGAAAGGAAGTCGGATTCATGGACTCGACAGCAAAAGTTAGAACGGAAACGGACAGAGAAAAAGCCCTGCGTCTCGGCAGCGCCATACGGACGGCACGCCGGGAATTCGGTTGGAGCCTGGGGGCCGTCGCCCGTGCGGTCGGTATATCGGTGCCCCACATGTCAAAATTCGAGCGTGGGCAGCTCCCGCGGGCCGAGGCTGAGCTCTGGTTTCGCCCCATCATGCGGGAAATCATCGACATGTCATGGTTTCGGGGCGTATGAGGGGCGAAGGATGATAGAGTTGCACCAAAAAGTTGAAACCGTGTTTGGTCCGGGGACCGTCATAGCGACGGCCGGAGACCAGGTTAAAGTGAAATACGAAACCGGTATTGCCAGCTGGGAATACCGGTACGATGTACGAGCCGCTAAAGGGGGCGAGCAATGGGCATGTCAAGACAACACGACTACGAAGCCGCGATAGACTACTTGAAAGAAAAAGGCAAAGCGACGGCGAAGGACCTCGCGGTAGATGTATTCGGTATCAAGCCGAGAGTCGCCGCATCTTGGGGGTGCCACATCCTACATCGATTGGAAGGCGAAGGGCGGGTCCGCAGGATTACTAAAGGACGCCCGGGGTCTGGACACGCGGCACTGTGGGCTTTGACGTCTATCGAGGAGTACCGGCCGACGGAGCCGCTGTTTAAGCCCGCATACCCACAAAACGACAAGCCGTGCTACACGCAGTACGGCGTCGAAGTGCACGTGTATGGTCGCGGCCTCCGGGTTTGCAATTGCGGAAAGATGAGGAAAATGTAATGGCACTCGGACTTTTCTTAGCACTGTGCGCGTTGATTCTTTTCGGCCCTTTGGGATTGGTACTTGTTCTATTTGTCGCGTCGATTGTAGGCTTCGCGGCGTGGATGTTTAAGTGAAACGCTGCGAGCTACCACCCGATTTCTGCGGATTTCACCCGGGTGCCGGTGTCCGGTGGCAGAAGAATCCTGCCTGCGAAGGCATAGTTGTCGCTACGGCTGCGAGGCATTGCAGGGTGCTGTGGGCCGGGCTGTACGAGACATACACCCGGACAGAGGATTTAATCCTGGAATACGAAAAGGAAAACAAACGGTGGAAAAAGTAACAAGCTACAGGGCTAAAAATGGGCTGCTATACGAGACAGCAAAAGAAGCACTGATGAATGACTTTTCTTACGACCCTCGCACGAAAAAAGTGGCCGCGGTCATGGGTTGCGCGTCGTCAAGACTATTATGGTCGCTATGGACAAATCGTAAGGACATCAAGGCGCTGTTGGAAGATATGGAAAGCATTCTTGATGAACAAGAAAACAAATAAACTGATGTGCGGGGCCTGCGCCTGGTACGATTGGACGTACGTCCGCTGTGGTCTGCATGACAGTATGCCCCTGTATTTTTTTATGTGTGCCTTCGGAGAGCAGACGCGGTCTAGCACATCTCCATTCCCATGCATGCGTCCGTTTGACACCGATGCGTCAACGTGTCCGGATCGCATAATACCGGCATCCAAAGATAGTTCTCGCCATGACGCCTGAGGGGAAACGAAAAGAAAGGCTCCGCAAACGATGCCATAGGAACGGCTGGGGGTGCCATCCAATCCAGCACCCAACGTCGCGAGGGTGGCCGGATGTCGGTGTCATGATTCCGCTCGGCTTTGAAGTCCGCGTCGAGACAAAGGCTCCCGGGGTCCGGCACTCAAAAAAGCATCTACGTGAGCAGGCGGCAACCCGGGCAATGCTTCGGGCTAACGGGTTTCACGCGGTGTTGCTGCAAAGTGACGAAGAGATAGACGAGTTTATGGACGCATTGGAAGTCGTGTTTATAAAATACGCGAAGTGAGGGGGTAAAACCAATGAAGGCATACCTTGTGACTGTGACCAGCTTCCCAAACGAGCCGATAGTCATATTTTCGGAAAGCAAAGGCAAAGCAACTTGGCGTGCAGTTGTAAGTTTGATGAATGCCTTCGGGGTAACGCCGAGGGAAGCACTCATGAAATTAATAGTACGACGCGCTAAGGAGTACGAAAAAAGGGGGCGAAGCTGATGAAAGTTTATCGAGGCGCAATGCAAGATGATCGGCCGGTTGAACGCGAGTGCTACGAATTTAAACCGCTGGCTAAAACGCACTGCGGGGAGATTATGTACCCAGACACCTATTTCCGGACAGAATCCGAAGCGTGGGATACAATATTGGCCACGAAGCTGAACCTGGTCAACGCTATAAGGGTAGAGATGGCCGGGATGGAACGCGACATGCTAAAGCTTCGGTTTCAGCTCGACGATGCCACGGCTATTTACTACCAAGTGCGTGAGGAGCGCAGAAAGCTGAAGAAGTAAAACCCGACCATGTTGTTCCGCCCCCACGCATACCAACTCCAAAGCGCCCGCCGAATGCTCGACCATCCGTTTATGGCACTGCTTGCGGACCCTGGCCTCGGGAAGACGGCCATCATGCTCATGCTCATACACGAGCTCAAGCGTATCGGGTGCCTTCCGCCAACGCTTATCACGGCCACAAAACAAATCGCTACGCAGGTATGGCCTGAGGAGATTGAGGGTTGGGACCAATTCAACGGGATTTCATACTCCGTCATTCAGGGGGCACATAAGGAGCGGGCATACCGGAAGCCGGCCGACATCTATGTTACAAACAACGAATCTTTACCGTGGATGGAGGCCCGCGGGTACATCGATAAGTTTGCAATGCTCATCATCGACGAATCTTCGAAGTTTAAATCGTGGGGCAGTCAGCGGACGAAGCTCATCAAAAAGCATTTACATCACTTTCAAAGGCGGTACCTGCTTACCGGGTCCCCGACGCCGTTGACACTCCTCGACTTGTTCCCGCAGATGTACATCGTCGACCGGGGCGAAACATTCGGGCGGTACTTAAACCGGTTCAAGTTTCATTTTTTCCAACCGGTATACGGAACCAATAAATGGGTCCCGCGGTACAACGCCGAAAAAATAATTTATGAGAAAGCCGCCCCGTTTTGCATTCGTCTTGATGCGAAGATACACCTTAGGCTGCCGCCGTTGGAAGTCCATGATATTCGAGTATCGCTTCCCGAGGCCGCGAAAGAAGACGCGAAGAACGCAGTGCTCAAAATAGATTTGACGTCCCGTATCAACTCGAGCACCGACCGAATGCAAGCGCGACGCCTGGCCAGCGGTATCGACGCGAACGGGAAGGTAGTGCACGACGCGAAGCTCGTCGCGCTCCGGAAGCTGTTGGACGACCTCAAGGGCCGACCGGCTCTCGTGTTTTGCTATTTTCGGTCTGAGGGTGACTACCTGTCCGCTATGCTCGATGCACCGATTGTTCGAGGCGGGACATCCTCTAAAAAGTCGTCGGAACTGTTTGCATTGTGGAACGCGGGGAAGCTCCCGGTACTCATCCTTCAACCAGCGGCGGCCGGGCATGGACTGAATCTTCAACGCGGCGGGACAGACATCATTTGGTTCTCGCTGACCGACAACCAGGACGACTACTACCAGGCAATTCGTCGCGTGTGGCGGCAGGGGGTTGTCGGCGACAAAGTCACCGTTCACCGGCTGCTGGCTAAAGCGTCCATTGATGTTGCTATGGCCCGGTCGCTGGAAGACAAAACGAACACACAGCAAGCATTTCTGGACGCGATGCTTGCTTTGCAAGAGGAGCTGCGAGATGTCGCTTAAAGAGCGTGAGCAGAAGTGGTACGAGGCCCAAGAGGTTCCGTACATCGTAATCCCGGCCGTCGACGGCAATGACGACAGAACAAAAGATTCAAAAAAAGAAATCCAGCGTTTTGAATGCTCGTACTACCGCTGCAAGTCTTACAAGCTCCGATGGACTCCCTCCGGCATTTGGTGCCGGGAGCACTACATCGGGCAGCCATCATGCTCGGTTTGCGGTGTTGAGCCCGCTTTACATCCGAAAGATGACTCGCAGGGTCGGTGTCGACTTTGCTGGTGTAAAGCCTATGATGGGCTAATGTAGCCACATGATCAGGAAAGTTCCGAACGAGATGCCGAGGGCGATAAGCGACATGAGAGTCTGGATGCCCCACCGAGTCCGCTTGGCGGCCGCAAGACTGTGCGACTTGTGCTCCGCCCGGCACTTCTCGACCTCTCGGGCGATGGCCGCCGGGAAGTTTTGCTGTATCTCCCGCCTCAATTCATTCAGGGATTTCTCCATCCGGAGCTCGAGTTTTGCCGTCGTCAATTCGACGATCGTTTCGACTTGGTCGCGAGTCGTTCTGTCTTTGTCAGTGCTGAACATGCCAAAGCTCTCTATTTCGTGAGCTGCTTTGTCGTCACGAGCCGCAAAACAATCACAGAGACGCCCTCGACGGCCTGCAACAAAGCGTCCGTATCAAGGGAATCATTGCCACCAGTGAGGGCTCTATAGACGCCGGCGACGGCCATTGCTACACCGCCCCAAATCAGTTTTGACGTATACCATTTTTTATTCATCATCCAACTCCATAGGCTCTTGCATATCGACAACGCATGTTGTCACGGTCTCATCTGAGACCGGTATCGAGGCCGTCTTGAGTGCTTCCTCTTGCGAGTCACATACCGGTCCGTTATCCCAGGACCATTTTCCGTCACCGTGCGGAATCAACATAGCTTACCTCCCTTGCGGGTTTGCGATTCGAAGCACGAACCCACCCCGCGAAACAAAGAACATCGACCGGCCGTCTGAAAGAAACTTCCCGGACGAGTACCCAGCGGTCATGTTCGGGACTCCGACATCAATCCGGCTGCCGTAAATCGTCGCGAAATCCGTCGGGTTACTGCTATACAGCCCGAGCACGCCAAGTGGGATCTTGTGCAGTGACATGGACTCAGTAGGACCTGCCGCAGACTCCGGCTTTTGGAGCCATAAAGACGTGCCGTCCGTCCCGAGAGCCGTCCCGTAGTAATCGGATACCGTATACGGCCACGTGCCGCGGTTGTCGATTGTCAACAAGCTGTCGACAGCGTCGGTGCTCGGGATGTACTGCCAAATGCGCCCTGTGTTATCGGTCAGCGCAAGGGCCCCCGGGAGCACCAGGATAGACCTTGGCGCGAGGTTGGGCGACGTGGCCGCGGTTGTCGCTATCAACTTGCGCGTGAGGTCGGACGTTGTTGGATCGGAGATAAGAGCCGAGTTGAGATATGTAAGATCATCGGACCCGGGCCTCTCTCTGTTCAGCCAGTACACCCGTGTCTCATCCGTGTAGAGCGACAACAGCTCATAGTTTCCACCGCCGCCCAGGCCGCCCATGTTACCGATGCCGTAGTCTTGCGCGGTCCCGTCTTTCGCCATGATCGAAACAGCGGGCCCGTTAGTATACTCCAGCATGATTCCGAGATTGTCGTCGTCAGCGCAAATAATGCGTGATCCGCTGTCTTCCAATGACGTCCAAACACCGACACTGTTATCGACGGCAGTCGATAGGTCGGGAGTCAGAACGAGCCCGAGCGAGCTGGTCAACGAGTACCGGGACACATACGGTTGCCCGGTCGAACTGCGCTCCCACAGCACGTAGAGATAGGACGCATCGCTGCAAATGTCGAAAATGTGCGAAGAGGTGTACGGAAACGTCAACCCGAGCGCAGAGGATACCGTCATGGTCTCCCCGGCGTTCCACAAGTTCGAAATCTTACGAACCTGGCTGTTGCTGTCGACGATGAATATCACGGGCTTATCATAGATGGTTTCCGACGTCTGCCATTCCCATCCTAAACAGCTTCCGACAATTGCGGCCGCGTGCTCGTAAAATTGGTGCCCGTAATCCGGACGATACCAATGATCGCTGGCATCCATCAGCCCGGCGCACAGCCGTTGTCGCGTTACGTTGGGCGGCATCGGGCCTTTCAGGTCTGCCCTGAGTGCATTGTCGTTTATTAGCCGGTCCCGGTTGTATTCGACTTCGTTCCATTCGGTGTAAAGAGGGGCCTCTCCTTCCACCCAACCGGCCAGTTTTTCCGCGTCGATGCGAGCCGGACTCCGGTCCCCGCTGAACGCCCATTTGATCAATCTTGAAAATCTTTTCATTCGGAAACTCCCGGCCAGTTTGTTATTCTGAATTCCACTCCCGCGACCACAGGGGCGAAATACTCAACGTATCGGCGGACTTGATAGTCGAATGGGTCGTCTATCGTAACGGATACAACTCTGTTTGGCGCCGATACCGTGCAATCAAGCCCAAAGGCATTCTGTAGATACCGAGCAATCCCCGGCACGCTGGCGTCCGCGTTCGTTGCGGCTATTTTCGCATCGATGAAATCGAGGTACAAGGCATCCCCGGCCAGACCGTCAGCAGGCACACCCCAAATACCTGACAGAAAGCCGCCGATATTCGGGTTCGATGGTGTCCCAAACCCATGGAGGTTGTCAATTTTTGGGTCTGAAGCGCCGCGCACCCGGAAGACCCGATAGAGCTCTTCGTTCGGCGGCCTGTCTGCCCCTACCAGTCTGCCTATCCGGCCCAACCAGACACCTTCTGAGATGTCTTTATTCGTTCCGACAAGCAGCCAGTACACGATGGCTTCGATCACTTCTTCAAACTCATCAGAAATCCACGTTACAAAGGCCTGCCAATTCGGTCCGTCGCTGGACGCCTCCAAGATGCGTGTGAGCAAATCTTCTTTCAGCTTGCCCATGAGTACACCCCGGACACAATGGCTTGCGCTATCTGTTTCTGTCCGACTTCAGACGCCATATACTCGGCATCGTTACGATTTGTCATAAAGCCACATTCAACCAGCACCGCCGGTCGCTTGTCGCGTTGTTTTCTGATAACGTAAAATGCCTTCGGGCTCGCAACTACACCGGCCCCGCGTCGCAAGCGTATCGACGTAAACGTTTGGAAGCCGTCTGCGATGCCACGGGCCAGCGGGTCCCGGGTGTGACTGCCGGTGAATATCACAGCGCCGTTCGCACGGCTCCACCCGGGCACGTCGGACGCGTTCGCGTGGATGGAGATGAAAGCATCAGCTTCCAGGTCATCGGCCATAGCGACTCGGTCCGCAAGCGTTACATTCTCCTGGGCGTCTTGTGGCACCGTCAAGAAAACCGAGTACCCGGATTGCTGCAGCATCCGGTATACTTGCACGGCCACCCGCCGGTTGAACTCACCCTCGTAGATGCCAGGTGGCACCTTCGGCGACCGCTTGCCAGGGATCAAATATTCGCCGTTGACAAGGTGTAGATGTCCGGGGTCCAGAACAATTCGCATCATACACCTATCACCGTGATTAGGCCCTCGGTGCAAACGGCTCTTTCATCCACGTCCATAACGATGTCGCCAGTCGACGACGGATTGGCCGTCCGGCTGATGTAGATTGCTTGTATCGTGTGCCCTGGCACCACGTTTGCCGGGGTGTAAATCCGGGCAGCGGAAACCGTCTCCCCCGGGCCGAATTTTTCGATTGTTTCTCCTTCGATTTCCAGGTCACCGTCAAAAAATTCCAGGATGTAGCTCTTGATGAGCGCGTCCCCGTTGCTCGGGTACCGGCCTACCGTTTTCCGCGTGAGCACATTGATGTAAATCGGGATGTCGGTTCCAACGTCGTAGTAAATGGTACTCGACTGCCCTTCTGCGGACACCGCAACCGATTGTGCCCCGAACGTGCCAATGCCCGCGGCCACGGCGCCGATGCCACTGTAGGTCCCAAACAGAGAGTCCGCGATGGCCTGGGCTGTGCCGCCCCACACAACGGCTCGTATCGACCCGGGAGGCGTCCCGTCAGCTGCGTAGGTTGTGCCGCTGTTGACAAAAACATATGCATCTGTAACCCCGTCAAGGTCTTCCAACGCTGACCGGATTTTGGAAGGGTGGTGCATCCCGACGCCCTTTGCCGTCCGCCACCGTCGAGACCTGGCTGCCGGGTCCGACTCGGTCGCTCGGCCGGGGGTCACTGCCACAAGATTGGTGACCGAGGCCACGCCGTATTTCGGCTCGACTATCCGGGTGATGTCGCCGGCATCCGCTTCGAAGGCCCCTTTGTCGACGCTGCGGGCCGAAAAAGTGTCCGTCGCAGATGGGGCGATTACCATGTCTTCCGTGATGACATAGTTATCCCCGGCTTCCGTTCCGACGATAAAAGTCCCAGCCGACACCAGCGGCACGCCGGAACTCTTGGCCGTGACTGTTATCGGGACGGTCGAGTACGCGCTTTCATTTCGGTCGATACCGTTCAACCGCATGAGTTCGGTCAGGTATTCCCCGTACGACCGATCCGGCATGAGCGCGCTCACGGCATCCTGCAACGCAGCGAGCACTTCGCTTTTAGCCTCTCCAAGCATGTTCCCACAAATCCGGTGTGCGGGCCCGGTAGCGTCCTTCCGCAAGCGCCCTTCGAGCAGCTCTTGCAGCCGCTGGACAGCGGTGGCCACTATCTCGGCCTGAGTTGGTATGGATAGTCCTGTCTCGTCAATATAGGCCATATCAGCTGTTTCCAATCACGGGTTCGTTGTAAATCGTGTTCGCGTAGAACTCTATGGACACCTTCCCGGTCTCATCACGACTCAAAGTCAGCAGCGGGATGGATGTCACCTCCGGGATATCGGTGTACGCCTTGCGGACCTGCATTTCTCGGTACTTGTCATCTTGGAGAAAGTCGTACATGGACGGAAAGCCGAACCATTTGATCCCGGTCTCCGGCTTGTAAACGTCCTCGTCATAGTTTTTCAGCGTCTCTTGTGCCATCAGCTGTGCCACCTCTTCGACGTCCTCGACAAACGACAAGTCCCCGGCGCTCAGGTCGAGGTCAAGATAATTGTCCAGTTTGAAATCGATAGGCATGGTATCAGCTTCCGGGTGTCGGGGGCCCAGAAGTGCCGGACCCGACGGTGACACCGGTGTGAGTGTGGGTCAAAACGGAAACAGACGTCGCCGGGCCACCGAGTGTCCCCGCTGTTATATCCCCCGTCGCTTCTATGTTGCCCGTCACGTCTAAGTCTCCTGTCGCATGCAACCCTTGGTCGTCCAAGGTCAATGATACGCTGTTATCGTGTTTTCGTAAAGTTATGCCACTTTCTGTGCCAGATGTGACCGACGATTTCCGCGCGATTTTGCCCAAGATGACCGCACTCACCGTCGACGGCGCCGTTGTTTCAGCGGCCGAATCGACGCCCTCCGACCATAGTTGGATGTCGCGCCCGACAAAAGCAACGAGCACCCGGTCCCCGGCGGCCGGCTTTATGACGATGTCCCAGTCTCCCCAGCTCAACCAAGTCAACGGCACGCGTCGAAGAAGAGCCGGCCTGACACCACGCACGGAGACCTCAAGCTGGATGTCGGCGCTGTCAACCTGGGAGCCGGATCCCTCGTGGAAAGTGTCGATGGTCGCGGGTAGCGGCCACATGCCAACGGCCGACAGCTGGGCGTCAAATAGGTCGAGTAGAACGTCCTCAGGTCTCATAGGGCACCCCTGTCACTGTTGTCCGAAAGGTATTCGGGTCACAAACGAAGTCAGCTGACTCTATCAGGTAGATGCCTTTTGGAGGTATCGGAGCTTTCCTCCCGCCGATCGTCGCCGTAGTCTCAATAGAGCACAAGGACCCAGCGCGCAAGTTCGAATTGAGCCGAGACACCGCGGTCACCTTCACCTTCCTGCGTTCCAAACGTGACGTCGGCACCCCCTTCATACCCGTCTCGCCGGATATGACCGGGATGCTGACCGTCGAAATCGGGTCGTTTTCTCCGACCACGATTGCCGTGCCGTTTTTAATCTGGTACCGGTACCCGTAGAGCTTTGTGGCGGCCCTCAGCATCTTCGCCGGGGGGCCGGTCAGCGGAAGCGGGTGGGTAAGCCTCCCGGTAACCTCAGCGACATCGGAGCCGAGCCCGCCGGCCGCCGCGAGGTCTTTAAAAACCTGGGTCAGCAGCGTGCCGGAGTCATAGGACCGGGTGATAACCTCCGTCTGAGCAGAACTCTTGGTGTCCTCCGCAAAAACCTCGACTATCCACCCGGTAAAAGCTTCGTCCCGGTATGTCGGCGTGTCCGTGATGATGCCGTGGAACAACAACGGCGGCGGGTCGATGTACCCCGCGTACAAGTTCACCTCGATAGCATCCCGGCCGATTTTGGCGCGGGACTCCGGTTTCAGATTGTAGACCGTAAGATGTGCCGTGTCTTTCCGATGGCTTGATACCGTTTGCACCTCAAAGTCAATCCGTGCACCCGTGGGTACAACAACTGCGACTTCATCGTCTGCGATAAACTCCACAAAGACATATCTCTCAGAAGGTTTCAACGTCCGCCCTCGGTGCGTAGGCCAGCTTCCACCTGACCCCGAGCCCATCGAAGTCCGGGTCTTCATCCCCTTGGAGGTCTAAGAGCATGAGGATGCCAAGCTGTTCCTGGGTCCGGTTTGCCAGGAGGTCCATGCCAGTCACAAGCCCCAACCCCTTGGAATGCAAGCCGACGGCATCGCAATCCAGACTGATAAACCACCTTCCGGATGTTTGCTGCCACCGGACATGGTACTCAAGTTTGTGACCGTCAACCGTAATCCTCTTCCGCTGGGACGGCTTCTGGGCGTCTATCGGTAGGAATCCAATGCTCATAAGAAACCCCTCAACGCATCGACGGCCCCCGCCAAAGTGCTTTTTGTTTCAGCATCCGATGCCGGTTTTTCGATAGCTACTTCCCCGCCGTCCTCAGTTTCCTCTTGCTTGATCGCGGGCTCCGTCTTCGCTTGGACTTTCTTTTTCCGGATCTTGGAAAGCGGGACCTTGCGATTCAGGGTTTCGTACGTCACGGCTTTCTGGCAGATGAGAGTTGCATCATAAGTGTAAAAATTCTCGGCGGTTTCGTCCGCCAAAATATCCAGCAGTACGAAGTTGAAAAAAACCTCGTCGTCAAAAATGATGTCGATAATCTCTCTTTTGCCCTTCATCGACTTCAGGTACTGCTTTTTATCATTTTTGGATGTGACTTTATTGGCGGCCTTTATCGCCGCGTCGTCTGGCCCGTAGTACGCGAAAGCGTCATCGGTGAGCGATACGTCTAGCGTCAAGGTCTCGATTTGTGGCGCGACATGCTCAGCGATCAGAGACCCGTCTTCTATCGGGTCGGATGTCATCGCCAGCGGATCGGAATGGTTCCGGCGGGTGACTGTATCCAGGTACATATCGCTAAAGAGGCAAGGCCTTGCCATCACTCACCCCCAGAACTTCGGAGGGCTCGCTCGAGCATCTGCCGGCTGGCCTTCGAAGACTGCTCTGCAATCCTTGAAGGGTCTGCGTTAGTGACCGCGTTGACCGTCGTTGTCAATGTCATGCCAGGTAGCCATGGGGCTTCTCTGCGTCGGGCTGCCTCGGACATCGGCCTCGGCTTGAGTACATTGGCTGCCGGGCGCTGTCTCCGAATATTCCGGCGGATGTCGACGGACTCCGGCGCCCCGAGCTGAGCACTCAGCGGGCTCATGTCTATCTTCGGCGCCGAAATACCTACGGATGCCAGTAGCTTTCGGACTATCTGGTACACGTGCTGAAAACCTTTGTATAGGGTGTCTGGGACCGCGAAGGCCACTTTATAAAGCGGTACCACGATGTAGTTGTGTATCAAATCGCCGAGAGTCCGCAGCGGTGTCAAGAACATCTCCGTCCAATCACCACCCGTTATCCCGACAACCGACTGCATCATCTTGTCAAAATCAAAACCGAGAAACTCTGCCTGAAATTTCGCGAGTTTATTCATGGCATCGCTAATGCCAAGGTACTCGTCCAGTCGGAAGCCAGCAGAGTCGCCGCCTTTAAGCGTCGTCCGGATGTCGTCTATAGCAAGGGCGAGCACGCCCACGGCCAACCCAACGCCCAGCAACGGCGCCGCGGACGCCGCCAAAGCTTTCAGTGCGATACCGGCTGAGGGGGCTACTTTTATGATGTCGCTCAGTGACGCGATAAACGGGGCCAGCTTGACAGCAGCCACGGCTATGGCGAGCAGCTTGAAGACATTCGTAAGGCCGCCCATACGTTCGATGGTTTGATAGATCCGGCGCCCGAAATCCCGGATGTCCTTCATCAGGTCGCGGACACTTTTCAAAAACGATTCAAACTTTGACCTTATAAGGCCTTCGTTGGCTTTCGCCCATTTTGCGGCCGACTTAGACAGGTCGGTCATTTCAATGACAACGGCTTTCAACGCCGGGGCGAAAGCTTTCCCCAGACCAGCTGCCGTAATTTTGATGACGTCCCAAAATGTTGAAATGCGGCCGCTGAGCGTTTTACTGGCTATGTCCATCCCCTTATAGAACATGCCACCTTCAGACGTCAAACGCTTGAAGGACGCCGTCAAGTCCTCTACCTTGAGGCCCCCTTTCGACACCATAGCTATGATTTGTTTTGTCGTCTTCCCCATGGCTTCCGCCATCTCATTTATTACGGGGACGCCATTCTCGACGATGATGTTCAACGACTCCATGTCGACGCGCTGCTTGAGTAACGCCTTGTTGTATCCAAGAGTTATTCTTCGCAGTTTGTCAGACTGACCGCGCGCCGTGTCGCCGAGCATGAGCATCCGGTCGATCGTCTTGTCGATGTCCCCACCCATCGTAACGAGCAACTGCGAGGCGACGTCCGATAGCTGGCCAAACTGATAAGGGGTTGTGGCCGCAGCTTGGTTAAGGCGTTCGACCATCATCGCCGCCCGCTCAGCGCCGCCGACCATCGGGGTGAACGCCGCCTCGGCGTCTTCGAACATCCGGAAGGATCCCATAAGACGGTTAAATCCGTAGGCCAGGCCACCGGCCCCAAACAGCACGTTCCGGACGTGACGGCCGACGTTTGAAAATGTCTGCTTGAGCCCGCCGACGCTCTTCTTAAAGCGCCTCAGGTCCCGGTCGTCGACATCCCAGCCGAGCCGAGCGACGAATTCCTCAATAACCGTCGCCATTGGATTCCCTCTGCCGGACCCAAGCTTCTCGCCGTTCCTCGGCCTCGCCGGTCATCTCCATCACTTCTTGGACGTCCAGGAATACGGGGTTCGGCCATCGGAGCACGGCAACCGGATCCGTGTTGCAGAATCGTGCCACGGTGACCACCCGAATCATTCCGTTCGAGACTCGGTGGTCTTCGCCTTCGAGAAAATTTGGCTCAGACGACTTTTGACGAAATCTTTTACGAACGTCTGAGCCTTGGAAAAATACCCGGGGAACGATACGTCAATCGCCTCGACCAACGCGCTTATACGCTCCGGCCATCGGCCGACCATGTACTCGTCCGACCAACCGTCGCTGAGCGTAAACAGGCTGCCGTCCGGCGCGTTTATCTGGCACCCGGCGAGCAGCTTCTTGGACATCTGGCGGAGTCTGTCCTTGGGGAGCGCACGGAAGACGGCTGCCGGGACGCTCGAGAGCGCGGACATGCCCGCCCGAAGCGAGTCGCTATCCGAAGCGTCGCCAAACACGGACGCGGCTTCAGGTCCCGTGGCGCTGATGAACTCGGCGACCGTACGCCACAGCTCGTCTTCAAGGTCGATGGACGCCTCGACGTCGAGCGGTTTGAACGTGTAAGTCCGCTCGATTCCGTCAATGCCTTTTATCGTTCGGGAATAGGATCCCATTGACCACCCCTAAATATCCCGCTGTCCGCCGTACGTGACCGTACCGCGGATTGCAGAAAGCGTGAATTGGATTTGAGAAGGATTCTTGCCGCCGCCCCAGGGACCAGAATCCTCAACCACAACGTTTTCGGCCACGACACGCATGAAATTCGATCCCTGGTTCTGGGCAGTGAATGTCCTTGCTTGGATTTTCTGCAGCAGCATGTTATTCAGGATGGCAATTGACGTTGTCGCTCCAACTTCAAATCGAATTTGTATTGAAAGGTTTGTCTCTTCGTTGACGACATGTACGCCGCCCACCCCGTTCAGGTCGTTTTTAGGCTCCATCGCTCGCGGGTTTTTGAACGTCACCACCAAGGCGTCGTCAACGTCCGCTATGTTTCGGAGCGGGGCCGGGCCCGTGGTAAACAGCAGCTGCGCTGTAAGGTCGGAGCCACGCCATTTCTGTTTCATCTTTCAGCCTCCTATTTCAGGCCAATATTTCCGACCAGGCGGAACGTTTGGGCTTCAATCCGGCCAACGGCGCGGAATGCTTTCGAAATCGACATATCGCCGGAAGCGATGTCGGATGCCGTGAAATCATCTACCGTCGGCAGGGTGATTTCGTAGCTGATGAGCGCCTTGCGGTCTTCGACGCCCTCTTTCAGCCGGGTTTCCAGGATTCCGTTGATCGCGCCCAAGGTCGGCGCGTCAAACCCAAGGATGTCTTCGCTCATATCCAGTGCCTCGAGGTCGGCCTGGATGGCTGCCTCGAACCAATGGACAAACCGAATCAAGCGCTTGTTGATGCCGGTTACCGTGTTCCCGCGATGGACGAACAGGTTGCCGGCTGTGGTGAGCACAACGTAGTTGCAGCCCTTGTCCTCAAGCGCCGTTCGGTCGCTCGTGGAGAGGTCATTCTCGGTTCCCTCGTCTCCGGAGGCCAGGCACCCGGCGAGCTTTGTGTGCCCGAAGGACCTGGACCCCGCGTCAGCCGGGAGCCAGGCGCCGTCGGCGCAGAGGTCCGGATAATCGCTCTGCGTGGTGTATATGACCGTAGACTGGTCGTACCCGAGAGCCTTGAGACGGCTGTGCAGGTCCGTCGCAACGGCCGGGTTGACGGCATCCGAGGATTGGTCGACGAAAGTAGTTTGCGCGCGCTCGGCCTGAACCTGGGCGGCCAGTGCGATCATCTCGTTGTCGATGTCATCGTCCGTCCCACCTCGGAGCTCGGTGCTCAGGTTGTATCCGCGATACAGCAGCTTTGCCGCCGTGTAAGACTCGAGTAGAGTCTCTACCGCATTGCCCAGTACCGAAGTCCCGTCGCCGGCAGCCTGGACTCCCATGTGGTATGCAGGGGTCGTGTTGACGGCACTCGGGGTGATAGCGATTGTCGGGTCCGTGTCGTCTTGTCCAGCGGGCATCGACAGAACGAGGTCGCCATTGATGTCAAGGGCGAAAGTGGCGCTGTCAAGACCGACGACATCCGGGGTCACGAGAGCCGAAAGACCGGCATTCAAGACGGTGAGCACCTGAGAAAACGCAGTCACGCCGGAAAGGTCGCCGAGTGTAACGACGGTGCTATTCGAGTCGCTATCGGTCACGGTGAACGTCGTCCCGCTGCCGAGGGCCGCCCACGTCGCGGGCGTGGTCGTGTAAGTGCCACAAACAAATGCCGGCGGGATCTCGGTTCGCGGGTTCCGAACGAGGTAGAGTCGGTCGGCCTTCTCGAACTGCGCATAGAACGCGGTTGCCATGGTATGGGCGGCACCCCCTGCGGTCAGGTCGCTGACGCCGTCGAAATCAACCACCCGCACCCGGTCGTAAATCGGGATGTCCGCGTGGTCGACAAACGACATTTCGGTTCCGTACGACGGCACCGCCGGATACGTCACATTCAAGTTGACGTTTACGCTGTAAAAAATATCGGGAATCATACATTCTCCCTTCTGCTAAAACGGTATCATGTTTCCATGCGTACTGTCATGTTTCGTCACTCAAAAGTTTCCTCGACCGCCGGTTCCAGGCTGTCGACATCCCCACCCAGCCCGAGTGTCTGTACTCGAGAGCCGACGGTGTCCAAGGATGCCGGCACCCGGAATCGGAACTCGCAGTGGTACATCGGCCGGTAGTGCGTGTCGTTGAAAAATGACGGGCCGTAAATCGGTCCGCAGTCAATCAGCGCCGGGACACCCCGAGAGTGCGGGTCCCGGGCTCCCAGCTCTATCTGCCGGAGTAAAGTTGCCCCGGAGGCTACAAACGCTTTAACGTCAACACCCAAAATGTCCGTGCTCTCCATATGGTATCGAATAACGGACCCAGACCGCCTACGATCGGCAATTTTGTCCAGGGTGCTGGTCTGCGTCACAAATCTCACCGACAGATAGGCTCCCGTCGGCACCGGCGCATTTTGGTCCGCGAGGATTACCGGGATGCCGGAGCCCACAATCCCTTGAATCCAGGACATAATAGCCGTCAAAGGATGGTAGGGCGACGTGACTCCGAGAGCCAATCCGGAGTACAAGTAGTTTCCTGGCCCGAGACCCCGGTTTGGCACCACGATGTTGGCATCCAGGCCGTCGTAAACGTAGGAGCCGGTCAGCAGTTTGCTGAGGAAGTCTCTCGACTGCCCGACATCCAACCCATCGTAAGTGTAGTTGCCGGTCAGCAACCTGCTGAGGAAGTCTCTCGACTGCCCGACATCCAGGCCGTCGTAGACATAGGAACCGGTCAGCAGCTTGCTGATGAAGTCTCTCGACTGCCCTACATCCAACCCATCGTAGGTGTAGGAGCCGGTCAGCAGCTTGCTGATGAAGTCTCTCGACTGCCCAACGTCCAGCCCATTATAGACGTAGGACCCGGTCAACAGCTTGCTGAGATAGTCTCTCAGCTGCCCGACGTCCAGACCGTCGTAGACGTATGAGCCGGCCAAAGGTTTGATCGATG